CGCATGAACGAATCACGAATGTATTTCTTCGTTATGTATAACCTTTCAGGGATTCAAAAAGGAATCCAAGCAGGTCACGCAGCAATCGAATATCAACTGGAACACGGTAATAAAAAAGTTTATAAGGACTTTGCAAAATATCACAAGACATTCATCATCTTGGATGGTGGTGGGTCAGAAGATATGAAATCGCGCCTGATTGAATTGGAATATTTCAAAGTTGATCATGCACCATTTTATGAGCCTGATCTGAACAATTCTTTGAGCGCAATCGCTTTTATTGTTCCTGAAAATATCTATGGTATGGATATTAAAGCAATCGATGATCCTATCTTTGTTACCAGAAATGAAGAATTCGCACGGTATCTCAAATCTTTCAAATTAGCAAGTAATTAAAAAATAAAATGAACGTAAAAACAGAACTAAAAAAAATCGGTGGAGAAAAATTTTTAAATGAAAAAGATTTAAAGGATTTTGGGAAAGCAGAGAAAAAAATATATGAATTGATGTGCGATCTTGAATGGCATTCTGCCACTGAAATAATCAATGTTAGTGGGCAAAGAGAAGGATTGAGAAGACTTCGAAATCTTAGAGATAAAGGATTGATCATAGAAACTAAAAGACAATCTGAAAGCAGAGACTTCTCATACAAAATGTCCTCCAAACTTTAAAATGAACTGTAATTAAAAAACTAGAATACACTAAACACATGTCCAATACAACCAAAACACAATCGCTGACTGCTGAAGAATCTATTGATCGCATTCTCAATGCTACGGGTCAATTTGTAAAAGTAGTCTGGAAATCGAATCCGACTCCTGCTGCTGCTCACAAGAAAGCAGGTATCGTTCTGGAGAAACATACAAGTGCGGTATGCCGTGCTGGTATCAACTTCGCCAATCTCTCATCGGTGCAACAAGGCATCGCAGAAGGTACCCGTGGTGAAGTGCAGGAACTTCCATGGGGTCAATGGAAAACATTCCCATATATCATTGAGCATAAAGATGCTGAATATGTGCGTCTTTATCCAACTGATTCTCGCTGTGAGACTATCTATTTTGTCAACTATGTGAAAGTTGATAAGGAAACTTATGCGAGCTATCTGACTCCATCGGAAGCGGCAAAAATGTCCTCTGGTGAAAAACCTGAGTGCTTCACGATCAAGCGTGAAAACATTCTCTCCACTGAAGATTTCGGTGGCTAATCTGTAGGTCTTGGCTTATTCCCTCTCTCCCATAGCCAAGGGGACTCATATCAGAGAGGGAATTACTTTTAAAAAACTAGAATAGACTCTTCACATGCACGTTGCCGAAGCTATCCAACACCTCAAAAAAGTTCTTCCTTACATTCACACCATCGAGCCGATTGGTAAGAATCTATTCACTGTCAAGTATGCAGCGTGGGTGATTGATGAAGAGAATATGACTGCTCGCAAATTGATCAAATGGGCGAAAGCACACAGTTCTGAAAACAATCAGAATACCAAAATCAGGAGCATCATCAAAAAGACAGACAAAAAGATGAATCGTAGGGAAACCAAAAAAGCTATCAAATCCGAAGACTTTGATAAGATTCCTCAACATGGCAAGGTTGCCATGGAAGACTCTGGATTGGCACAAGATTTATGAAAACAAGATTATGGACAATGTAAAACACTACGACGAAATGAGCGATTGGCAACGTGCAAGCGCAATCCATTCTGCTCGTTACATTCTGGAAGATGTGAGCATGGAGAAATTGGCAGAAATTACTGGTCTTCCCATGGGTGTGATTTCAGCAGCATTCAAAATCATTTTCGTATCGAAAGATGCGGTGGATGAACCGAAGAGAACGACAAGACCAATTAGAATTAAAAACTAGAATACACTTGAGACATGACAGTGAAGAGGAAAGACCTTGGAGAATTTATCAGAAAGACAACCATTTAAAAATGCAACAATATGATCAAATTTAAAATTATATACAGTATTAATAACGTTACTTACGATGAGTATGGTAGGTCAACAGGTAACACATTGGAACATGAATTGAATAAATTTTTATGTGATAAAAAAATACAGTTCCTTTCTATCAATCAGGTTGCGAGTGGAAGAAGTGATCACCACGTAACAACAACAATCGCGTATAATATAAACGATATTTAACTTCTTTAAATACGACCATTTAAAAACTAAAATATACTAACGACATGAATGATCGGGACTACATTCTTAATGGTAATTATCAAAAGCTTGATGCGCTTTATGAACGCTTGAAAAAAGCGGAAGATAAGCTTGAAGATGCTGAAAAAAATGTGATACACAAATATATCCATGTGACACCTGACTTGTGGTATGAAATTATTTCTTCGATTAGCGACAAGGATTTATTGACAAAGGTTGCGAAAGTGAAAACGAACCATATTAGATGATCATCGAAGAGAAGAAAAATCATCTTTAACCGATTAAAAAACTAGAATACAATTGAGACATGACAGACGAACAAAAAGAAAATTTGAATACCAAGATCGCAGCAATTCGTGATGAGAATTACAGCAATTATGGACATTCCACTGTCTTCGATTATCATAGTGATACGATTGATAGTCGCGATATCCAAGAAAGGATCGACGAACTTCAATCCGAATTTGATTCTCATGTGGATGAATACGAAGAATCTGATGGTGAAGAAGATGCAGGAGAAGACCTCCTGAATTGGCTAGAAGAGAATGGTGACGAATTCGTGACACTTCTGGAAATCAAAGAAGAGGTGGAGCAATATACCAGTGAATGGGATAGCGGAGCTTTTATGATTGCTGATAATCACTTCGAATATTATGCGCAAGAATTTGCAGAAGATACAGGTGCAATTGATAGAAACGCAAAATGGCCTCTAACACATATTGATTGGGATGAAGCAGCAGAAGAATTGAAATGTGATTATTCGGAAGTTACTATTGCTGGTAAATCATATTGGATTCAATAAAAAACTAGAATACACTTGAGACATGACAAACAACCTTACTACCATCGCCAAAGCATTCCGTCACAACACTGGCAAGTCTTTTCTTGACTCTGGTGATCACTATGGTCGTCACTATGAAAAACCTCCCATTACTGATGAGACTCCATTGGTATCCATTGATACATGGAGAACGGAAATCAATGCCACAATCGACACTGCTCGCTTTCTGGCTGAAACCTGTGAAGTCGATACTGAACTTCAAAATCAATTTGATAAGTGGGTTGAACTGGAAGAGAATTCTGAATTGAATTGGTTCGAAGCGGGAGAGACATTTGCTACAGAAGTGTTAGGTCTAACACAATTGGCGAGAGACAATACTTACAATGGTGAGAATGATTTATCTCAAACGTATGTTTGGGAAGTCTATGCCGATGAGGATGACGGTGATTGGATTTACAATGACGATGCTCTGATGGTCGTTTATGCTCACACTGGTTGCGATGTGCGCGGTGGTTATGCTTATCCTTTGTTCCTACGATGCCAAGGAGACTACGCTATTCCCATGGATTTGGTAGCTGAATTTTTCATCACCGATGCTCGTTTGAATGGTGAAGACTTGGAAGACGAAGCATGTCGATCATTGGATGAACAATGGCAATGTGGCTATACTTCCAATCCTGCTTACCATATGTCCAAGGACATTGAGCGCATCTTCTCATTCACCAAGACAGTGAACACAGTGGTCGTGAAGCTGACAAGCGGTGAGATTGTCAGAATCATGGCAGGAGCAAGAACATATTAAAAAACTAGAATACAATTACATTATGGACATTCTACAAATCATTAAAAACCTTAGAGACAATCTCTGGGCTAAGTATGGCAATCCTCTTGCTAACTATAAAAAGACTCAAGACGATGTTCATATGACTTACTATGTTGGTAAGTTGATGGAAGAGCAAGGACACGAATATGTGATGCCAGCTGCTATCAAAGGCGAGAACGAAGATCGTGTTTATTACTCTGAGCGCGCTCTACACGATGCGTTCCTTGCTGGTCGGCTCTTAGCTAGAGCAGACAGGAAAACACTGAAAGCTGAATTGATCATAGAACTGAAAGCGCAATTGCGTGATGCGGTTGATGATATCGAACTCTGATACAATTACAATATGCAAATAGGAACAATTGGTAATTATTATGGCTCTTTATATGTGACCACTGATGGTGGAAAATTTTTCTGGAGTATTGAAAATTATAGTGGAAATAATTGGGAAGAAATTCCTGAAAGTCTTTATAATGAGCTTGTGAAATTTCAAGAATCACTTAAAAAACTAGATTAAAATTTGGACATGATGAAGATCGTCAAACTCGACATGGAGCATGTCAATAAAGGAACTCCCACACATGAACTTCCTGTTATCTTCAAAGGTAATAAGAAGCAATGTGAAGGTTTACTCAAACGCTATCAATTTGTAGAAGAAAGCAATCTCTATGGAGGTTACTGGAACGACGAAGAACAAAACAGTTATTTTATTATACCAGCATGAAAAGACTCACTAAAGAAGAAATAGAACGATTCGCAACTGATTCCACAAACAAGGATGCTGTATGGAATTTCCTTGGCACTGCTCATCACTGTGGCAATTATGTCAATGCGGTTGCCAATCTGTTAGACGATGCGGCATTGTATGGTTGGAACAATTTGACTGTGATGGCAATCTATGAGGGATTGAAATACGCAAATTTAAAAAACTAGACTACACTTGGGACATGACAACGACACGAAAAGTAATCGAATCAATCGATCTTGAAAAACACGGGCAAGAAGTCCATGGAAATGAGGATCTTTGTAATGTATTTGGTATCTACGAATACTTATATTTTGATGAACGGATCAAAATGGTGTTTGTTCGCCCTCATCTTTGCACAGACTCTTGGGTTGGTGTTAGAGCATACTTTCTTGATGGAGAATTCGTAGCAATCTCCTCACAAGTTGGTCGAAAATGGGATGAAGAATTTAAATTCGTCTCCAACGAAGCAGCAATGAAAGTTAAAGATTATGTATTGTCTTTCGTAGAACCTCGATACGATATTAGCATTGCTGATGATCTGGATGCCGAAATTGATGATTTTTATACCGTTGAGTATGCTGAACAAATTCTACACAAGCATGGTATATATCAAGGAGAACGTGTTGCAATCAAACGCAAGCATAGAAATTGGAATGATTTTTACACTGCAACGATTATGGTGAATGTAAAAGAATGCGATGTGGATTGTCGCGAAATTCAATTGGCTTACGTCGATCTTTCTTGAAAAACTAGAATACAATTGAGATATGACAGCGCAAAGAAATCCAATCAATGGTAGTATCACGATCACCACGATTAAATTCAAACGACTGATCACAAGGACTTTCTACGATTATACGATGGACGAAGCATTGGAAGAATTCAAAAGCTATCTTAAATCTCTGAAAAAATGAAAAACAAATTTACAACCCAAGAAGTGTGGCGATACGTGGAAGGATTCATGTCTAGCCAATCGAATAGTCAAGAGCTATCCATGAATGAAATCCTTTCCATGCTGAAAAATGCGTTGGCATGTATCGAAGATGGTGATGATGGTCTTGTTGCTTATCTTGATCGCATGGAATACTACAGGAATATTCAGTTGGAACAGATGGTAAGAGTATCTTCTTCGATAAAAACTAAAGCATAATCGGGACATGGAAAATTATTCAAAGATTGAAAAACCAATCGAAGCTACTTTATACAAGAAAAACAAACCACCAGTATCTTGTTGTGTCGTGGGAATCAAATTAACTAGTTTGGGTATTATGTTGGAAGTAATGTCGTCTTATGGATTAGAAATGGTTAATCCTGATGATGTCATTCAGAATTTTAAAAACTAAAGCATAATTAGGATATGATGACATACTCACTGAATCTTGAAAATTGGGGACATTATCCTCAAGCTGAAAATATGTTAGGTCGTTACATCGAAGAGCAATCCAATGGTCTTTACAACGAAGAACATCGTAAAGTATTTCATAACAAAAAAATTAGCAAGCTGAAACAAGAGAAGATACGCGCATTTTCTGATGCATTGCATCGCACTCAATTTGGCGCACCTTAAAAACTAGAGCATAATCAACACATGACAATTAAAAGCGTTCTCATTTGGCCAGAAGAAATTTGTTTGGGGTGGCATTCATCCGCAGAAAACAAATCAGAAGATACCCACTATTCTCAATCAGCAGCAGAAGCAATCTGTATGATGCTAATCCGCAAAGGATTTGGTTGTGATGGTAAGGTGTTCCCTCTAAACGCCAGAGTCGAAATCGATGGCGAGGTCGCATGGCAGTGGAAAGATTAAAAACTAGAATATACTTAGGACATGACAGGACGGGACATGACAGGAGAACAAAATGAATTCATTAAAAATCATTTCTTCAGAAATTATGATGATCATGGTTGGGATAATATCGCACAGAAGCTTCTCAAAGATGGGAAATGTATTGTTGCGGGAAATAGCAAATTGTGGCATGGTGGTGTGGGTAACTTTATCAAATGCACCCCTGCTGAAGATGCTATTGGTTGTTCTTTACTAACATTCGATAAAGAATCTTTTTTACAATCGGTATGGGTCAAAGAGCAAGTTGAATACTATTTGAAAGAATTGACACATCAAATTGATTCTTTACGAGATGAGCGATATGCAATCGAGAATCTACTATTAAAAAACTAGAATATACTTGGGACATGACAAGAGACGAATTACTACCAATCATTGAAAAGATGGAACAATACGGTGGAAGCTTTGCGAAATCGCTGGCAGTTGCCATGCGTTATGCTGATTCAAACAATCTTCAGCGCATTGTGAATGCCTTCCCCGAAATGATTGAAAGCTACTCAGAATTTTTAAAAAACTAAATTAGAATAATAACATGAACATCGACAACATCGAAAAAGCATTATTTATCAAACAAAGAATTGACAATAACAACATCGCAATTAAAAAAATTGATTCTCTCCTCGCGAAATATCCTAATGGAAACTCCGATGGTAAGTCATTCAATGGAGATGGTAAAATTTACGGTCTTCATTTGGGAGAGTATAAAGATGGTAGTGGAATTTCGATTGAACTTACTGGTTCCTTGATTCAAACCCAATTATTGGAAAATGCGATGCGATTATTGGAAGCTCAAATCGAAAATGATATCAAAGTTATCGAATCTCTATAAAAACTAGAATACACTAAAAGCACATGAAATACATCTATCGAATCTGGAACTTCTTTTCCCCACCTGCTACTCCCACCTATGGTTGGAAAATCCTTGAACAACGGTCTTGGCTAGATAAACAAGTCCAAGAACAATTATTGAAACAAAGAGAATATTGATATGACAAATCAGGCAAAAATAAAACAATTGGTGAAGAATGTGGAAGAACGTTCTCGTGAATACAATGGTGGAGACATCTGTTATCCTTTCATTGTTGGTTGGTTGGAGAGTGCAATGACAAATATTCTGGAGTATAACAGATCACTTGATTCAGAACTGGAAAAATCAAAATTTAAAAACTAAAATATAATTACATTATGACAATTGCCAAACAATTAAAGATCAAAGAATTTCCATTTGAAATCAAAGATTCCAATGGTAAAGAGATTTACTGGGAGGACTCCAATGGATATTGGTCAAAGCGTGAATTCGATTCCAAGGGTAATCGGATTTACTTCGAGAACTCCTATGGATTCTGGGAAAAGCGTGAATACGATTCCAAGGGTAATAAGATTTACTTTGAGGACTCCGATGGATATTGGGTAAAACGTGAATTCGATTCCGAGGGTAAAGAGATTTACTACGAGGACTCCAAGGGAAAAATCATTGACAATCGTACCAAAACGGAAATCCAAAAAGCCATCGAACTCTTGACAAAAGAAGGATTGCTGGTAGATGGAAAGATTCTTAAAAACTAAATTACAATTACATTATGACAATTGCTAAACAATTAAAAATCAAAGAATTTCCATTTGAAATCAAAGATTCCGATGGTAATCAGATTTACTGGGAGAACTCCAGTGAATTCTGGGCAAAGCGTGAATTCGATTCCAAGGGTAAAGAGATTTACTGGGAGACATCCGATGGAGCTTGGATAAAGCGTGAATTCGATTCCGAGGGTAATCGGATTTACTACGAGAACTTCAAGGGATATTGGGAAAAACGGAAATACGATTCCAATGGTAAAGAGATTTACTGGGAGACTTCCAATGGAGTAATCATTGATAATCGTCCTAAAACAGATGTGCAGAAAGCCATCGAACTCCTCACAAAAGAAGGATTGATCGTGGATGGAAAGATTCTTAAAAACTAGCGTAATATAACGACATGGTAACTGATAAACAGTTGATTCAATGGGCAAGACACAGATGTGCAAGCAAAAATAGCTCTCCTGAACACGAACTATTTGCTGAAATTACATCACGATACGAAGCGTCTCTATACATTTTGGATAATGTTTCTCGACATTGTTTGATGTTTAGCAATGATCGCAAGATTTTCATGGAAAATCTTATAATTTGGGCTAAAAAATATAATAATATACCACATGCCCAAGATTAAAATATATCTCGATACAAACCGAGCTAAGGGATTCCCAATCTCTGAAAAGAATCGTAAGCGGTCTTTTTTGTATAGACTTTTACGAAAGATTTGGTAAGTATCATAATAACGAGGGTGTACCAGAACGCACTTCTAATGCGTGGACGTTTAAATATACTGTAATTGGATATGTCCTATGTAGGTTCGAATCCTATCATCCTCGCCATTTATTTCCTGATAAAATATCCTCTAGGTGGGTAATCTACAATACCATATGATCTACACCACTTTCTAATGGCATTATCAGACACTTCATATTTTTTTCCTATTTTCGTGAATGGTAATTCCCATAGTAAATTCTCCAATTCTTCTTTACTAGGTTTTATTCGATGTGAATGTTGTTTGATTGCAGCACATTGATTACACCTACAAGCTGTTTTGGATATATCAATACCACAATCAATACAACATTTAACCTTCTTTGTTATTGGGATATAATTAAAATAATCAAATTCAACTTTAACATTCGCATTTGATAACTTATCTATAAAATCACCCCACTTATCTAAATTGAAACATGCTGAATAATGAATCTCATATACATCCCATCCATTAGCTTCTAACAAATCATGTCTTTCCTGATAGTAAGCTTTCAATGTTCCATCTCTTTCATAATGCTGATTACCATTGATTTCTAATGCTATCATCTTATCAGGTAATGCTATATCAATAGAAAACGATCTACTATCAATTTCTGGTTGATACTCTTCTATATATGATATATTCAATTGTGTTAGAAATTCTTTTACTTTCTCACAAGGTTTTGATTTGAACTTGTCTTTATTTCTCCATGGATGTTTATCAGGATTATCTTTTAACCATTGCTTTCTCTTCTCTGATAGATTCCTTTTTGTTTCATCTGTATGTTTTTTTCTTATGTTGATATTTTCATTGACGATGAACAATTTTTGTTCTCTCGCATTTTTAAGTGCTGCATATGGTAATTTATATTCTTTCCTTAATTTCGACATTGTAACGCCTCTATCGTGTAACTCTTGAATATGATTCCAGTCGTATCTATCTTCCAATTTACCCCATCGCAACTCATTCATGATTTTTGCTCTATCTTTATCAATCGAACTCATATTATTATTTATCTCCAATGTTAATATTTTCACTCTATCCAGTAAATAAAGATATTGACATTCATAAAAACTAGAATACACTTTACATACAATGCGCTTGAAGCATATCGGTCATGCAGCCGTCTCATAAACGGCAGAAAGCAGGTTCAACTCCTGTCGGGCGTACTAATTTATTAAAAAACTAGATTACAATCAGGACATGACAATTGCACAGCAACTTAAAATCAAAGAATTTCCATTTAAAATCAAAGATTCCGAGGGTAATCTGATTTACTCTGAGAACTTCAGTGGATATTGGGTAAAGAGTGAATACGACTCCGATGGTAATAAGATTTACTTTGAGAATTCCGATGGATTCTGGGTAAAACGTGAATACAATTCCGAGGGTAATCGGATTTACTATGAATCTTCCTATGGAACAATCGTTGATAATCGCCCTAAAACGGAAATCCAAAAAGCCATTGAACTTCTCACGAAAGAGGGATTGATCGTAGATGGTAAGATTCTTAAAAACTAAAATATACTTGAGACATGACAACACAAGAAATTAACGATCTGGAAAGCACATTTGATAATGTGGCAATTGAAATTTTCGATGCTCTACGTGATCATCCTGACTATCTTTCGATTAAAGTTAAATTCGATTCAATGCAAACAATGATGCAGAAAGCTATCGGAGAAAAATTTCCTGATAGTTGGATGGCACAATAAAAAACTAAAATACTATGGGATTATTCAGTTGGAAAACACAAGACACAGATCGCTCAATCCCCTGCGAGGGAGCAAGCAGACCTACTTTCAAAGTGGTGATGCACGACAACAACGGTAAAAAATGGATTGAAGATTGTTATGAGGGTTACGGTGTTTTTGGAGGAAAGGATTACTACGAACTTCTAGCAGAAATGAATGGAGAAGAACGGAGTGATTTAGAATCAAGAGAGGACGGTATCAACATCGCATTTGGGAAAAAACCATTCATTGCGCCCAACCTAACAGAAACTGAGGATTGGGAATGGATCGACGAGAAACCTAAAAATTGTGAATACCAAGGGTATTTCTACGACGACGAAGATTTTTAATTAAAAACTAATATATCATAATAACATGCAATCTATCATCAAGCTTATTATAGCACCTTCAATTTATGGCGTATTGTCAATCATTCATGCGATTGTTGGCACTCCATACAATTTCCAAAATGTTGCGCTAACAATCATTCTATCAATCGTGGTGTTTTTGGCTATTGATAAAATCTTTGGGAATTAAAAAACTAGAATACAATTGAGACATGCGATTCAATAACACCGCAGAATTCCCTCAGTGGGTCAAGGATTACAAATTCTCACAGGATACCTATCCAACAGGGTATCAAGAGATTGCCAACGAATTGAAGGTCAAGGGTAACGAAATGGCTAAAAAATGGCGTGGTGTTGGCTTGAAAGAAATGCCTTTCACACGATGTGAAATTGACAACAAGTTGGGATGTGATTACGATACGTATGAGACTTATCAAGTCTTTTGTGCATCCAAAGGTTCTCGCCCATCAGAGTGGGATTATTTACATGATTCTGATGATCAGTATGACTTTTGCCGAACTGGTCATTTTGAAGAGGCACAAATAGGAGAATGGTATCTGGTAGTGGGATTTGATTTTGATTAAAAACTAGACTAATATAAACGCATATGGAATACGAATTTGTAGAAGAAGCTTTCGCAGCAAAAAAACGGATTGAAAAGAATTCAATATTACATTCTCTATTACTGGAGAGAGTCAACGAAAGTGAGAAATTCTCACCTATAGAAAGAAAATATCAATTTGGACAAGACTTTGGTTCTCTAACAATTAGCGATGGTCACGATTTTCATCTTGATTTGGGTCAAACAGGGTGTAATAAAACAATCATCGACGCAATTCTGGATATTCTGGAGAAGAAAGTGGTAGAAGACAAGGAATTCATCGAAAATATTTAAAAAACTAGAATACAATTGAGCCATGACATTACAAGAACATATCGCTTACCAAGAAGACAAGATTGATCGCCTTTATGAGCAGTATTATCAGACTCAGGGTTATATTCACAAAGAAACAAGTATCAATTCTCATTTGAAAGCGGGAACTTTATTGGAATTGGTGAAACAACTCTATTCTTTAGAGATTGAGTTACGCTCTGCCATTGACACTCGCATGACACTTATCAATATTAAAAGCAAATAAAAACTAGAATACAATTACACCATCATGAAAGTTACTACAGAAAACGTTATCAATGCCATCGTTCACGAACAAATCAGCCATCGTGGAGGTGGAGTAGAGATTGATCTGAGCCAATTCGGATTCCCCGATGGTTCTCTCATGTCTGCTTATCAAAATTACCTTGGTGGTGGTATGCTGGGAGCAATCCAAAGCGATCACAACATGTTCCGCATGGAATTCACCAAAGCACAAGAGAAAAAGATTGAGAACTTGTCAGAGATTCTCAAGCGTTATCTCCATGATCAAACGAATCATGAGGATGATGAATGGGAAAGCGCAACATATTTCCAAAATCAAATGCGACCAGCATCAGCTTATTAAAAACTAGATTACAATTACACCATCATGAAATACTTACCGACTATCGACCTCTGGAATCCCGCTGTGAATTATGCTGTTCGCACAGGACAATTGAAATTGCAGACAGGACAATGGGTAAAATGTGGCAATGAGAAGAAATCCCGCTTCGTTTGTGTAAAGCCTAAGAGCGGCACAATCTGGGCAAGCCATTGGCAGGGAGATAGCAAAAGCACCAATGAGCGTTTCAAAACGTTGTTGGAAGCGTCCAAAGGAATTAAAAAACTAGCTTAATATTGAGGCATGACAAAAGAATTAACTGAAAAATACCTTGAAACAGCAATCAGAAGAAAATCTTATCTTCTTGATCGTATCTCAAAAGTGAGAGATATTCTTGAAGAATTGGAAAACGATCTGGAAGATGTGGAGAATGAAATCCAAGACTTGCAAAGCGTTTTAAAAACTAAATTAAAATAATCACATGGCAAACAAATACATCGTCGATTTAGAATTGACAAATTGTGGAGTAGAGAAAGTCGCTACTAGACTGGTATCTGCTAAGGATGAAACGGAAGCATGTATGGAAGCATTGCTGAATGAAATCCACAATGCCATTGGTAATGGAGCAGAATGGGATGAAGATGATGAAGGTGAACCAACATACGAAAAAATCCTTGATTTTAATGGTGAATGGGTTTATACTGTATATAAAGTGACTCACATCGAATCAGAAGAAGAATACAAGATTCTGGAAAAGTATCTGTAATTAAAAACTAAATTACAATAATCACATGACAATCGCCAAACAATTAAAAATTAAAGAATTTCCATTTGAAATCAAAGATTCCAATGGTAATCGGATTTACTACGAGAACTCCGATGGATATTGGGTAAAGCGTGAATACGATTCCAAGGGTAATAAGATTTACTACGAGGATTCCAAGGGATATTGGGCAAAACGGAAATACGATTCCAAGGGTAAAGAGATTTACTTTGAGAACTCCTATGGAACAATCATTGACAATCGCCCCAAAACAGAAATCCAAAAAGCCATCGAACTTCTAACGAAAGAGGGATTGATTGTGGATGGTAAGATTCTTAAAAACTAAATTATAATTTACACATGGACACGCAAGATATTATTACACGACTGAGAGACATCTCATTGGATGCTGATTGTGCTACAGGTTCATTCAAAAATGATTCTCTGGTAGAAGCATTGGAAGACATTGTTCTCTCTATCGAACTACTGATCAATGATATTAAAAACTAAATTAAAATAACGACACACTATTATGGGACTAGACATGTATATTAAACGCACGAATCGCACCGATCACACAATCGAAGAATTGGAGGCGATTGACGACAACTGGGACATCAATCCAGAAAGCGAGGAAGTTGCACCTTTCCTACCTCTTCGTGAATATGAATTCTCCAAGGGTGCTTTTAGTATCTTTCATGAGGAAGCATATTGGCGCAAATTCAATGCTCTCCACAACTGGTTTGTCGAGCGTGTGCAAGATGGTATTGATAAGTGTCAGACATCAGAACTTCATAAAGAAACCTTTGTCGAGTTGTTGAACGATATTCAATCCGTCTTGGGTGGTGAAGTTGTCGAGGATTTAGAGCCTGTCTCTGGCTTCTTCTTCGGTTCTACTGAGAAAGACGAATGGTATTTTGAGAGTATGCGTAAAGCAAAAGAGAAAATCGAAAGTCTCATCAAGAATACTGACTTCAAGAAGTATCGCTTATTCTACCATGCAAGTTGGTGATGCTCGATAAAAACTAGATTACAATTGAGCTTATGAAAAAGCAATATATCATAATCCAATTGGAAACCAAAGAGAGTCAAGTTCCTGATGGTTATCACATGACTACGAGAACAGAGTATTTTGGTGTTACTAATGGTTATCCTATCACTTTCGATACACTGGAAGAGGCGGAAAAAGAATTGGCAGCGTGGATTGGTAAATGGTCTAAATACACGATCATTCCCCTTTACACTCAAGATTAAAAACTAGAATAGAATCAGGACATGCAAAAGATTAGCACAACACAATTCGGAGAAGTCAAAGTCACCATGTTTCTCTCCAACACCAAAAAACCTACATGGTCAAACGGTGATCATGATCATTATCGAGTGAAGATTGGACATGAAGGAAAATCCCACACTTTCGATTTTTGGGGTAGTATTGCCAATAAAGAAAATAATCAATTGGAGAATGTAAAAAATGCTCTGAATTGCTTTGCCAGTGATTGCGATCTGGGAGAGGGAGAATTCAAAGACTTCATCTGGAAAACAGGTGGATTCGAAGATTCGAAGAATTTGAAAATCTTCAAAGCTTGTCAGAAATCCCATAAAGCAATGAAACGCTTGAACATTCCCAACAATGTTTCCCTTGGATGGTTGGACGGAGAATAAAAACTAGATTAGAATTTGTATCACCGCAGGACACCAACAACGAAACATAAGACATGAACATCACCATTACATCGAATGCAATCAATGACGGCAAACAGCACGTTCTTAAAGTGCCTTTTCTTGGGACATTTACCGTCGATCAAAAAGACCGTAATCGCGCCATCGCTTACGTATTGAGTAATAATAAGAGTGATTCGCTTTACTTTTTACGTAAATTGAGTATTGAATGCTAATAGAAAATAACCCAATTAAAAACTAAAATACAATAATCACATGACAATAGCACAGCAACTTAAAATTGAAGAATTTCCATTTGAAATCAAAGATTCCATGGGTAATACGATTTACTTGGAGGACTCCAAGGGATATTGGTTTAAGTGTGAATACGATTCTAATGGTAAAGAGATTTACTATGAGCAATCTGATGGATATTGGGCAAAACGTGAATACGATTCCAAGGGTAATCGGATTTACTGGGAGAACTTTAGTGGAGCTTGGATTAAACATGAATACGATTCCGATGGTAACAATACTTACTACGAGAACTCCAATGGATATTGGGCAAAGCGTGAATACGATTCTGATGGTAATCAGATTTACTGTGAGAACTCCGATGGAACAATCATTGACAATCGCCCCAAAACGGAAATCCAAAAAGCTATCGAACTTCTCACGAAAGAAGGATTGATCGTAGATGGAAAGATTCTTAAAAACTAAATTACAATAATCACATGACAATAGCACAGCAACTTAAAATCAAAGAATTTCCTTTTGAAATCAACGATTCCGAGGGTAATGAGATTTACTACGAGGACTCCGATGGATATTGGGTAAAACGTGAATACAATTCAAAGGGTAATCTGATTTACTTGGAGGACTCCACTGGATATTGGGTAAAACGTGAATACGATTCCAATGGTAATGTGATTTACTACGAGAACTCCTATGGAACGATCCACGATAATCACCCCAAGACCGATGTACAGAAAGCTATCGAACTCTTGACAAAAGAGGGATTGATCGTAGATGGTAAGATTCTTAAAAACTAAAATATAATTACATTATGACAATAGCACAACAACTGAAAATCAAACAGTTTCCTTTTGAAATCAAAGATTCCGAGGGTAATCGGATTTACTACGAGAACTCCTATGGATATTGGGCAAAACGTGAATACAATTCAAAGGGTAATCTGATTTACTTGGAGGACTCCAAGGGATATTGGGTAAAACGTGAATACGATTCCAATGGTAATGTGATTTACTACGAGAACTCCGATGGAACGATCCACGATAAACGTCCCAAAACAGATGTGCAAAAAGCCATTGAACTTCTCACGAAAGAAGGATTGCTGGTGGACGGTAAGATTCTTAAAAACTAGAATACAATTAGGACATGGAAATTACATCCGATACAGATATTCTAACGGTCAAGAAAATCCTCAAATCAATGGGTTATAAAATGAAGACCAAAAGATTCTCATGGGGTAGAAATGTCATCTATCATCATATAGAATCGGGACAAGATAGAACTGGTAATGTATATACAAAAGAGACTATAGAAAAGTGGTTGCCATTGAATAGGTGGTTGACTGCGAACCAAGAAAATCTCCTTGTAATTGCTAGGAAAAATTGTCTTTATGGTATGTTAGAAGGTGCGACAAAATGACACAGGTGGAATCGAAATTAAAAACTAGAATACAATTAGGACATGGATACATTAGACTTTATTATGGCAGTAGAAGAAGGAAGCATGGACATGGACACTTTCGTGGAGAATGTTCAGGACTTCGTGAACAGTGGAATCTGGAAATCTCTACAGGGATCATGGCAACGCATGGTTTATCAATGGGCTGAATCTGGATATTGTAATGTCGATTCTCTCTAGCAGAAAATGCTTTAGCGGTGGTGAATCAACATGATTAAAAACATTGATAAATCAAGGAAAAATGGCGTGACAAAATGACGCACTTACTGCGACAAAATGACACAGGGATAGACGGATATAGAAATAAAATAAAAAATAAATTAAACTTTTGGTAACATGGTAAAATCCTCTCCCTTGGTGGTTCTTGGGAGAGGTAAACCAATCCACGAAATAAAACACATTTAAAAACTAGCTTAAACTTTTGACATCATGAAAAACATACTCACTATTTTAACATCTGCTGCTATCACATTGTCTCCCACTTTTAGCCTTTGCGCGTTCTTCATCTATGGTGGAAGAAATGCAGTGTTCGATGCAATCTGCTTTCTGGTATTTGGAGCTACTTGCTACACTCTCGCATTACTCCGACACAAGTGAAACGCATTTAAAAACTAGCTTAAACTGATACCATGCTCAACATCACCATTGATCCGAAAGAAATCCGCGCTGAATATCGTAAAGACCAAGGTGGTCGCGGATGGTTGTATATCTCAGTTCCTAACGGATGGGATGACGTATCGAAATTGTGCAAGAAAGTTCTCACGTATGATGGGCGAAAATTCCTTTACAGTGGATGGAATTCCGATAGAAACGATTGTTTCTTCAAGGAAGAACTGGTAGGAAGTTCCACGGTGGTAGCACGAATCAATTAAAAACTAGAGTAAACTGATAACATGAAGACCTACATTATCACAGTAAAATCAATCGGATATGACACGATTGTCCTGCGAGTCAATGCATCAAATCTAACATTTGCCAAATCCTATAAAACAGAAGCAATTCAAAAATTTGCAGAAGTGAATGACATTTGTTTTGCCGATGCTAAAATGTTAGGTTCCATCTCCATCCTTAAAAACTAGAATAAACTGATAACATGACAAGACAATACACCAATCAACTACTGGAAATGATCGACAACGGAATCCTTGATGCTGAAACGGTTCTCCGTTCGTGTCTCTCTTATATGTCCGAAGCAGAAGTGCAGGACATGGCAGAATCCGAGGGATTCATCGAAGAAGAGGAAGAGGACGAAGAAGAGGACGAAGAAGAGTAAAATCCTCCCTCAGTCTCAATAAGGACATTTTCAGAATCCTTGTATCTACAATGAAAAAAGTCATTTTGCTCTAGGACTATTTGAATCTTATTGAGACTGAAGTTAAAAACTAGCTTAAACTGATACCATGACCACATCAGAACGCAACAGAGTCAAAATTCAATTGTATATTAAGAACAAAAAGATGTTTGCGTTGACATATGGAGGAGAAAAACTCTCTCCCATAATCGAAGAAATTCTTACGAATGAACTTGAAAAGGAAAATCCAAGAGACTTGGACACCTTATTATCCAATTAAAAACTAGAATAAGATTTCAACAGAGCGTCATCTAAATGCTAGGATTCTGGAACTGGGAGATATTCGTCTAAATTAGGACACCCGACATCAGACAATGAGAATTTGCAACTCTCCGCTCTACCTTTTAAAAACTAGAATAAACTGATACCATGACCAACACCGACCTACAACAACCAAACGATCTATCAGACAAAGGCAAACAAGCACATGCTGCAATCGTGGCATTTCTTGAGAAGCACAAGCTCACATACACAGGAGGATGCAAAGCGTTCTATTCCCCCAAAGAGTGGGAGGAAAGGAAAGAGGACTACGGATGCGATAGTGTGCTTGTCGTGGTGCATGATGGCGGCGATCACGGAGATGCTTTCTCTTATGATCGTGGGAATTACAAGATTCTTGATAAGATGTATGAACTTCTGAAACCACTGGGATTTTACAGCGAACAATGCACCTGCTGGTATAGCGCAATCTACCTTGCTTAAAAACTAAAATAAAATCATAACGTCATGAAAACAATCACATTACGCGAAGCATTTGAAATTCTTGAAAACGCCGCAGCAGTCATCATTGATGACACTGTAACATACCCAACACTTGATGATTTAATTGGATCAGATGAAAACGAGTTCCTTCACATTGGCTGGGAGGTTGATGACTTAGGATACACCGCAATTTTTCAAGAAGGGGATAACCAATTCGTCAAAGTATCAGGATCGAGCCTTTTCATGGTAGATGATAGGGGGGAAGAAACACAAGTTTCTATTTTAATTCCTGCAAATCTTGCTTAAAAACTAGACTAACATTGAGCCATGAAAGTTCGACCACTTGAAAATTACCGCCTGTATGGGACTGCTATTGTCCTTGACAACACGAAAGTTTACTCTGCTTCTCGTGCGGAGAATCAGCCCAACTGGAAAGAAAAGGGATTGATTTTTGTGCATGAGTCAGATGATGATGATTGCGTAGGTATTCTTCTCTGTGCAGGGGAATACGAAGTTAAAAACTAGACTAACATTGAGCCATGACAAAAGAACTACAAGAAAAACTAGAGGCTGCTCGCGCTGCTCGTGCTGCTGCTTATGCTGCTTATGTTGCTGCTCGCACTGATGCTGATGCTGCTCTTGATGCTTGGGCTGCTGCTGATGCTGCTTATGATGCTGCTCTTGCTGCTGCTGATGCTGTTAAAAACTAGACTAACATTGGGACATGAACCACCTCGTATTTATTATCCACAAAGGATTCGTAGCATATCGCATGAATGGTCAACAAGGTTCTCACCCTATCGGTGACGACACAGCGCAAAGCGTCATTGACTATCTCAAGAAAATGATCAAATTCAAAACATTCGAAATCATCAACCATTAAAAACTAGATTAAACTTTAAACATGCAGGAATTATTTATACCATCACTCATTATGTCTTTCATAGCAATCGGTTCACGCCATATCTTGATCTATGCCATCGCAGCAATCATGTGGTATCTGACAATCATCGGGTAATTAAAAACTAGACTAAACTGATAACGTAACCAACACCAACATACAATATGAAATACATCGTCGCTCGCATTCACAATAACTCACTAGGTAGTGTTATTGAAGTTTCTTCTCAAGAAGAAGGAAAAGACATCATTCGCGGTATGGCTGAAGAACAATTCAATCGCCCTCTTACGGATGATGAAATTGACCACTTGGAAAACAATCTGGAAATTTACAACGAAGAAGATTCTGATAATATCTTTTGTTTCTCACTCGGCATCATCGGGTAATTAAAAACTAGAATAGACTGATAACGTAACCAACACCAACTACTGACCACCATGACAAACCAACAAATCATTACAAAATTCGTAAATGGAGCAACCACTGGCAAGAACTCCAATCGCTCTCTCTTTATTGAGGGTGATACCATCTACTCATATGGGTATCACTTCCCCCTCGCTCGTCGGAATAGCGATGGCACTTTCTGGGTAAATCCCGACAAGTATAGCGTCACCACCAGCAAGCAACAAGGCATGGTGCGCTACACAATCACCCGAAACGGGTCAAAATTTTCGGTGTAGTCATGGCAAGTCCCCTCTCTTTCGTGGTAGGAAGAGAGGGGCAACCTTTTTAAAAACTAGACTAGAATAACACCATGACGCTAGAAGAACTTACCAAAAAACGAGATGATTTATATGTCAAAATCGCAGATGCTAAAGGCGATGAGTTGGATGGTTATTTCGATGAAGTGTGGAAAATTGAAGATCAGATCGAAGAGATCGAAAATCCCCCAATCCCCCCCTTGTCGATTGAATCTTTCGAGAGTGCATACAATGTCGAGCGAGAGTATGAACGTTTTCGGGATGAATATGGTGATGCCGCTGCACTTTATAGCGGGTATTTACGATATCATTACGACACCTATTGCTTATTCCACAAGAAAGGCACTCGGTTCAGCTTTTAAAAACTAGACTAAACTGTTACCATGCCTGACATCACTGACCTATCCGACAACGACATCCAAGACCTGATTGACTTCATGCAAGGTGTGACAAAATGACGCACCTGAAAAAGCAATCCATTTAAAAACTAGCTTAAACTCTTACTACCATGAAAAACAATTGGAAACCAGTAATTAAATCGTTCTTCGCAATCGCTCTCAACCGTGGGTTCACTCTCCATACAGTGGACAATGGCGGGGGAGAGGATGTTCTCATGAACAGCATCAAAGAAGCTGTGGAAGAAGTCACTGCCACAGATGAGTCTCACGTGGTTCTAAAAGACCCTACTGGCAAGCGTGTGTGGTTCTATCTGGTTCTCGGCAATGAGCCATATGAAACGATCTGCAACTATTCCGTGCATGATCTAGCAGACAAGGTGCAAGAAGAGTTCTCAGACAAGTGGGAAGACAAACGATGCCCCCAGATCGCTTAAAAACTAGACTAAAATCTTACTACCATGACAGAACACACACAAGCAGTTGACAAAGCAATGGCTAAGTATCCAAAGGCAAAACGCATCGCGGTGGAGAACTTCACCTTTGGGCAACAAGGGAAGGGGATGCCTTTCGGGGTCGCCATGAATCTGGATGCGGATGCCCGTTGCTATGGGTGGAAGCCCGACACCGTGAAAGCCATCAAGATGGTCTTGAATGGTCGATAAAAACTAGACTAAACTGATTGCACCATGACAAACCAATCACGCTACTCAATCCAAGTCACCTATCCAAGTGGAGTAATTGCCTACATGTCCTTTCGTGGACGAACGGAATGGTGCTATTCACAAGCCCGTCACCATCTGAAAACTTGGGTACATGTTCACGGGATCACCCCAAAGATTGTTAAAAACTAGAATAAACTGTTACTACCATGACCACTAAAAAAGAAATCAAATTAAAAGACGGTTCAACGCTCGCCAAAGGCTTGCCAGTATCATTCATCGCTGGCAAGGATAGCCGTTGCCTAGTGCATTCTCCCGCTCATCCTGAGCCATTGCAAGTGCGCATCACAAGCGCATTCAAAGCACCTTCCATGGCTTCTCTGGAACGCTGGGGAATGGATGGCGTGTGCAAGACTCCCACGGGTAAGCGTGTCGAGCCTGATGGATATGGCAGCGATGGTAGCCCATCATGGCTGCTGGTTTTCGGACTCATCTAAAAACTAGGGGGGAGCGCATCCCACACGCTCATTTAAAAACTAGAGTAAGCTGTTACTACCATGAAATACAACGTAACTAACATTCAATGGGATACTGATGGTATCCCTAACAAATCCCTTCCGACAAGCATCACCATTGAAGTGGAAGATGAAGATGATGTGATAGATGATCTTTCCGATGAATATGGCTTCTGCATATTCTCTGCTGACATTGAAGAAGCGTAATTAAAAACTAGACTAGACTGTTACTACCATGACAACCACACTTATTACTGGCAATACATATCCCGTCAAAGACCAAATCAAAGCTCTGGGAGGGCGATGGAACTCAGTCCGCAAAGGCTGGGAAGTCCCCTCAGATAACGCTGGGGAAGCGCAAGCACTGGTCGATGGCGCACCACGCTCCAGCCGTAGCAGTGGCAACCGCTACGTGTCATACGAAGTCCGCACCAGCGGTGGCACGTTCTATCGCAATTACAACGGACGTTGCGAGGATGCACCGTGCTGCGGATGCTGCACCTTTTAAAAACTAGACTAGACTGATCGTGTTATGAAAATTCACCTCGTTAAAAAAAGACATTGCTGGTTGGAATATCCACTTTTTGCTTTACAAGGTCTTTTCACTATTTTAGATGGTTTGATTATGTTGTTCTCTATGGGTTTTTTAATTTCCTCGTTTGCTCTCACTATCTGCAAAGTAAGAACTGAATTTCATTTCAAGCGACTGAAAAAGGAAAGGAAATTCCTTTCAAAACATTGAACTGCGACTGATACACACTGCTGCACCTTTTAAAAACTAGAATAGACTGATACCATGACCACTAACACTTTATTCACTGTGGGCGGGATGGTTCTCGCCTACGCAGTCACGCGAGACGCTGCCATTGCGATCTGCACCTTCGCTCGTCGCCCCGTTCGCTGGGGCGATGAATTGATCGGGGGAGAATACGCCATTTAAAAACTAGCTTAAACTGATTACGTTATGAAAAAAGAACTACAAGAAAAACTAGAGGCTGCTGCTTATGCTGCTTGGGCTGATGCTCTTGCTACTTATGATGCTGCTGATGATGATGCTGCTGATGCTGCTCGTGCTGCTCGTGCCGCTTATGCTGCTTCTCGTGCTGCTTCTCTTGCTGCTCTTGCTGCTGCTCGTGATGCTGCTGATGCTGCTCTTGCTGCGGTCTAACAGATCGTGGGCTTTTAAAAACTAGCTTAAACTGATACTACCATGACACTTGATACCAACAAATGCAAGGGACTTCCGATGGGAGTCCGCAACCGCAAGCGCACAATCCTAACCAAGATCATCCGCTGGTTCGTTTAAAAACTAGACTAAACTGTTACTACCATGAGACTTCAAACCATCATCAATCAATTCAGTCTTCTCACGCGCATCTCCACCAGCGGCTGCACCATCGTGGAAGCACCTATCGGCACGGAGTATCGCCGCTATCTGTTTAACCTTCAGGACTACGTGGTGACAGGCTGCGCTGGAGATATGGTGTGGCTTAGTCCGCGCCAAGGTTTCGGTGGTGGTGTCCCATATGGCAATTAAAAACTAGCTTAAACTGTTACTACCATGAAAGTATATATTGCTTATGTCTGTGGCTACGCTTCCATCCGCGAGATGGGAACTGATAGCATTCTCCACACCTTCAATGGCAAGCGTTCTTTTGAACAGCATCTTGCCGAAGCGAAAAACATTGCCAGTTCCCGCCAGTGGGAACTGGTTTAAAAACTAGCTTAAACTGATTACGCAACCAATACCAATTATGAGAAAAGGATACGGACCAACACACGTCAGCTACCACCTCCCCCTTGAGAGATTCACCGAGATGGTGAAGAACGGCATCAACATCGCTCAGGGAGTTGATGACAACAACAAGGTGCTTTACACCGCACTGCCAAAGAATTTATCGGAAAATTCAATTAAAAGAATTTTCGACGATGCGGATTGCGTCTGCTACCACGGAGGTGTTCAGATGATCATCCCCCGTCATCTTGCTTAAAGACTAGGGGGGAGCGCATCCTACACGCTCATTTAAAAACTAGAGTAAACTGTTACTACCATGATTACTGTATTGACCATCGAAGACCTTAAAGCAATCGTCGCCAAAACATCCCCGCGCCTTAGTGCGCTCGGAATCGTGTACGCAATCATCAATGATGATACTGATGAAGAAGTCACAAGCCGATATCCCACAATTGAAGAAGCGTGGGATGAGTTCAAAAAAACTTGGGTTGTCGGGACGTTCACCGTTCTCACAATCTATAGATCCTGATTAAAAAACTAGACTAAACTGTTACTACCATGAATACCATGACACACACCGCCACCACCGCCGACAAGAACTTCATCGTTGCCTTCCACGACTGGCAAGGCAATCGCCATACAGTGCAAGTCAAAGCTTCCGATAAAACGTCCGCATACGATGCGGCGTGGAAATGGATTGAGGAAAATCGCGGCGACCAACTCGAAATTGAGTTTGCGGGTGTTAAAGAGATTTTCTATCTCAAGGACATCATCGCAGAAGCACTGGCTGCAAATTAAAAAACTAGAGTAAACTAGCTCTGTCAACCCCTTCCAACTATCGCGAAGGGTCAACCTGAACCATCAACTACCCCGTCTCTCCCGACTACAGGGAGGGGCGGGGCAACCAATCTGCTTTTAAAAAACTAGAGTAGACTGCTACTACCATGAATTACATCACTCCAGAATACGACTTCACAGGACGCTGCACTCCATCGGAGGAAGCACAACGCAAGGAAGCGCAAGCGTTCGCCGCCTATCGCGAAAAGGAAGAAGCTAAAAAATTCAAGGTGCGCGATGCCTTCGGGTTCTCCCGCTACGCCACCTTGGAAGAAGCGCAAGCGTTCGCCGCCACCCTCAAGAATGCAGAGATCATCATCCTATAATTAAAAAACTAGACTAAACTCTTACTACCATGACCACCATGAACACCACCTGCCTTATCAATCGTGCCGTTCTCGACGGATCATCAGGGTATCAAACTCAAGAAGTGATTGCCGAAGTCAATCATCTCGGACATCTTGTAGAGATTGTCTTCGAGTCGGGATGCTTCACTCGACTTCTGCCTGATGAAGTTTATGACCTTATTGATGACGGTGAAGTTCACTTCACTGATGCGAACCACGGTGGTTCGCGAGTCATCACACTCGGTTGGATCTAACATCTAACATCTAACGCCCACGGTCTAACAGATCGTGGGCGTTTTTTTTGCGTACTGATAGTCTAGTTTTTTAATTAAACTTTTTAAAAACTAGGGGGGTCTGTTTGGATTTGCTTTAGTTTTTAAAAACTAGGGTAGGGGGGGTGTATGCCATGGCTAAATAATTTTTTATATAATTCTTGGAAATTCGCCCATTGAAAAAAATTTTTTTTATATGAAATTTTCCAATTTTCCTATATTCGCGCCCTCCTCAAAAAATTTTTTTTGGGTATTTTTTAGCGAATCACATAATGGACATTGTTCTCATATGCTTACCAATCATGACATTGAACATTTCATCTAGAGCATATTTGAATTGATTAATATATTCCCTAGCTTCGTCTTCATCTTCCAATCGATAATTACGTGCTGTCGATTTACCCCATGCTTGTTTGTTACTGTCTTGTAGAATTTTTGGGGGATCATTGAAGTCCAATTCTCCATCATGTAGTAACCAATAGGCAAATGCTTCGTGATAGAATTCTGCGGGTCTTACGAGCTTACCCATTCTTGCGCTACGGAACTTACCGATCTTTTGGAAGAAGTCTCTTACATAATAATCAGATGAATAGCGTAAATCTCTGGAATTACTTGTGTTTATATTATAAGCTTGTTCAAAAAGATTTTTGAGGATGTTTGATATGTTTCTATTAATATAATTTAAATCATTATTCCTTCTAAATGTCGCTGCAAAGCTATGACCGATTCTATGAGCGATTGTCCATGGTGTCAGAGGGACTTTTTCTGCTGCTGCGTTATTGGTGAAGAATACTGTGATTTGGTCGTTCTGTGGTTCGGGGAAATCTTTACCTACTTCCAGACCCAAATGTTCTTTTACAAATTCGGGAGTCACTAGACCTTTTTCTGCTTCTTTCCATGCATTGGGTAACTTTACGAAATATAAATTAAAATCCCAATTACCAATTCGATTGAAAGTATTTTCCAATTTCTTCAGACCAGCAGGAGATGACAAAATACCAATGGATGCTTTGTCATAACCGTGTCTGTTCTTTCTGTCCTCCCACTTACCAATCTTTTGGAGATTGGTCAGAGCCATTTCTTGGTAGATTTGTTGTAGGGAGATTTCGTCTCTATTCATTCTATTATTTAATCAATAGACCATTCATCTTCTTTCATTTTAAGGGAATAGCTGTTCTTGGTGGAAAAAATAATAAAGCCCAACCTGTGAAATAGTCAAAATGATGAATGCTGCAATGACCCATCCCGTAGGAATCAGGAAATCTGTGTCTTTATACATTGTCCATTCATGGGATTGGAAGTCTTTGCGAACAATCGCTTTCAATTCTTTTAGGATATCATCGTTTACGGGATTTGTTAAGAACAGGGTTTGGATATTTTGTTTCACCAATTCACTCTTCGACCAACCAAAGACATAGCACCAATCAGCGGAAGCGTTTTTAGTTCCTCCATGACAGATCACCAGATCATTCTTTTTACCGTTTTGCCAGTGAGCCTGAATATATTTTGCTTTTTCAATACTATCTGTCTTTACTAGAATGAGGTTGACATGTTTCTGCGGTCCGAGCGCACTGTTCATTTTGTCCCAATTCCAGATATCAATGGCAGTGTCACCAATGATTCTTGATGAACTGAATGTGGCATTGTCGGGATAATTTGGTAGTCCCATTTTTTGAGCCTCTTCTTTGGAGATCTTTTGATAATTGTGTAGTGTTTTACTATTTTTCAGAGGGTTCATCCATGTTCTGATTTCCGTCACAGGGTAATCACAAAATTCAGGATCATCATTCACATAAGAAATATAATCGTTTCTATCACCGCTATCATAATCAGGACGATAACCCTTTTCCACGGAGATTCCGTGCTTTTTAGAAATCTGATCAAAGAACCAAGGCTCGATATCATACCTACCCAAAGTCGTTTCCACCCACCATTTGGGGTAATGTGTCTCCCGTTTTGTTTCAGGGACTGTGTATGATGTGGTGTTGCCTTTGCTGTCAGTAGAATAATGTGTTACCAATTCTATCCACTCTGCTTCCCACTTGGGAATATGAACTGCTTTTTCAACCTTTCCTGAATGAGTCTCTGTATCTCTTTGATTGGAACACTTTGACAAACCCAAGACCATCGAAATTGTCACCAGAGCAGCGGCGATTCCCACACCGCTTTCTCTGATATCAATCGTATGGAATTTAATCCATGCGAAAACCCCCGCCGCAACGGGGATAATCATCAATAAGAATAACCAATATCCGAATGTCATTACTTGATCCAGTTGGAGTTATCTTCCCCTGTTTGGAAATTCTCTTTGGTTTCCGCACTTGTCACGATCACGACTTGGATTTCCTGTTTACCAAACATCTTGAGAATGATGCCTGATGGGAATTGAGTGATCATATCGTCTCCTTGTCTTTTGATTTCCAAAAGACGGGTTTGAGAGAATTGCCAATCCTTACGACCAGCCACAATGATATTCTGTAGATTAGTCAAAGTCTTGACTTCCGTAATCGTCGGAACCGCTTCTTGAACCATACCCACAGTCACCAATTGACCTTCTCCTGCTGTGTTACCCCCTCTTGCCTTAGCGTAACCAGTAATAATATTCGTCAGAGCTTCCACTTCCTTATCGGATACAGATGCTGCTTCTCGAATCGCCTTTCGTGTATTATCCAACACGTTCTTATTATCTTCCTGTGTAGCTTTCGCCAAATTCTCCAATTTCGTGTAGCCATTGAAGCTACCGATAGCGGAGAACAAGAAGATAAGACCAAGGAAGACAACGCTTCCACCTACGACCAATGATGTAATTAATGTTTTATTCATTTCGCAAGTATCTTACCCTAGTTTTTTATTTTGTCAATAGGGTTGACAAATCAGAATCTTGTGGTTAAATACTTACTCAATTGCGGGGTAGAGCAGTGGTAGCTCGTCTGGCTCATAACCAGAAGGTCGTCAGTTCAATCCTGACCCCCGCTACAGAAAGCGTCTTTGATGTAATGGTAACATGCCTTCCTTCCAAGTAGGTTACGTGGGTTCGAGTCCCACAAGACGCTCATTTAATAAAAAAACTTGAAAAAGTTGAACTAAATGCTAAATACTAATAACAACATGAAATACGAACAATATAATCAAGAGAAGGCAGCGACACCGAATAGGTGGCGGCGTGAATGATTATGTTTTAAATACATATTGGATTTCGCGCCTCATCTGAAAAGATGAGGTTTTTTATTTTAGAGGTGAACGAAGCAACCTGAATGGCTAGAGAGTGGTGAAAGACTAATAGAAAATGAAATATATTTTAATTCCCAAGTAGCTCAGTTGGTAGAGCGCGTGACTGTTAATCACGTTGTCGTAGGTTCGATCCCTACCTTGGGAGCAGAAGGGTGTGTAGCTCAGTTGGTAGAGCAAGAAGCTTTTAACTTCGTGGTCATAGGTTCAAATCCTGTCACACCCACCATGCTTCTATCGTCTAATGGTTAGGACAGGTGGTTTTCATCCACCAAATAAGGGTTCGATTCCCTTTAGAAGTGCCAATGCCTCCATAGTTCAATGGTAGAACCCCCGATTTGTAATCGGGAGATACAGATTCGAATTCTGTTGGAGGCTCTTGACAAAATAATTTTTATGATAAGATTGGGCATGAAGAAAACAAATTTGATATTATTACATGCATATGAGATTGGATATAGATGTGATGAACAGGGGAACGTTAGTTCAAAAAAAGGAATCATAAATCCTTATATCAATAGTAATGGATACTTATCTTTTTCAGTGAAAGTGAGTCCACCAATCCATCACAAATTGGCATCTAAAGCTGTGCCTGTTCACAGACTACAAGCATATCAAAAACATGGTGATGAAATTTTCGGTGAAAACATTCATGTGAGACATCTGAATGGGAATCCTCTAGACAATTCATACGATAATATTTTAATTGGTAGTGTATCAGAAAATTCTTTGGACAGACCAAAACATTCAAGAATAAAAAACGCTATCAATGCATCCAATAAAATTAGAAGATTCACAGATTCTGAGATATTGGAAATCAAAAAATTTCATAAAGAAAACAAATCAACGTATAAAGAAACGATGAGTAAATTTAATATTAGCAGTAAAGGATCATTACATTACATATTGAATACTGAATACGTAACAAACAAAGGGTAGGTAAAGCCAGTGGCTCTGGCAGTCAGACTGTAAATCTGATCTCTTCTGAGGGGTGGATCGATACCACACCTGCCCACCATATCGGGAGTTGATGTAACTTGGTAGCATGAGGCATTTGGATTGCTTTCGTCAGAGTTCAAATCTCTGGCTCCCGACCATTTTTCAAAGGGTCATTAGCTCAATTGGTAGAGCGGCTGTTTTGCAAACAGCGGGTTGTGGGTTCGAGTCCCACATGTATCCACATTTTAATTGGGCGTTAGTGTAATGGTAGCACCGCAGATTTTGATTCTGTTAGTAGAGGTTCGAGTCCTCTACGCCCTACCACAATAACTCCAATTTCTCAAGTCAATAGATTAAATAATATTATGATAACATTTTCAAAATTTTTCGAATTGTTTTTAGAAAATTACAATGAAGTTCGAATATATAATAGTATGGTTCGTCTCCCTATGGATAAACCTTATGGCTTTTGGATGGATAAGCACGGTAATTTCGCAGTCGTTAAAGGTGGAATGGGATCACATGAAAAAATTGGTAAATTGATTTTGGATCAACTTGATATAGATTCAGGGGGGAGTGTATATGAAACATTATTCGAAAATGGTTGGGTTCGTGTCATGTTAGACAGGAATAAAACATATTATGAAAAATCTCACATGAGATCATTAACTCCTATTCAAAAACGTAATTTATCTTTTATTAACGAATTCTACGAATTAAAAGGAGTGGAAGAAGGTTAATATTTTTATGAGAACATTCTTAGAATCCTTTTATGATATCCAAGAGCTATCTCCGAATAGTAAGCTACAGGATATCTTGAATACTCACTATCTCAAAGTCTATCGTTCATCGGCTCGTCCCAATAAGAGTGATTATACTTCAGGTTCTCATGCAGGAACTAAACAACAAGCTCTAATTCGTGCCGATTATATGATCAATGATGAAGGGAAATACGACAAGTATTATCTTTATGAATTGACGATTCGAATTGATAAAGTGTATCCCAAGTTACTATCTGATGATGGAACAGATCATGGATATGATTATGTAAAAGATTTAGGTGATTATGATATTGCTTTCTATAAAAATACAGGAGAAGGTGATATCAGAAACGAAAATCTTTCCATTATCATCATCAATCCTGATAGCGTGGTTGAATCTAAAATGGTCGAAGAGATCGATGGAGAGTATTTAACAGCAATGCAAGACGAATTATATTAATTATTTAAATTTTATTCTGGATTTAGCTTCTTTATCACCCAACTCATAACCCATTTTAGGAAGTGCTAAGTGTTCTTTACCAATTTCATAACCACCATAAGGATCGACACCATCTTTACTAACGCTTCTTAAATGTTCCGCATACTCTTTATCTTTGTTGGTCGCATTTGTATATGTCGGCATCATAACGCTTCTACCGTCAACTAAAACAAATCTTATTCTCTTACCTTTAAAAATAGCTTTGGCTGCTGCTAATTGCACCCAATCATCCCATAGTCTTTGAGACGCATCTGTTTTAGTAAACTCGCCAATTTCTTTAATAAAATTAATATAATCTTTCAATATCTGTTCGCCTTTTGGTGTTAAAATATCAGTTTTAACTTTCTTTATATTTCTGAAACCAGGGGATTCTACTTGTTTTCCACTTTTATTAGTTATAGATAATGGGAATCCATAAACATCTGCGTTGATATTATCAATACATCCTATTTTTCCTGCCAATAGTTGAACTGAGAATCCAGCTTTAATGGTGGCAGCACCTTGAAAATATCTATTTAAAAATCTATACAATTCAAATTCATCATTGATGAGTCCTTCGCCATATATTTTTTTGTATAAAAATTCTCTATTTCTCCATAAAGCTCTGATATGATTAGCTGCTCCTCTATAAAACCAAGCTTTTACTGGTTCTTTTTTACCATCTAATCCAACTATAAATTCAATATCTTTTTCAGAAGCATCTGTAGCTTTCACATAAGCAGCATAAACAGGGTATAAATTTCTAAATCTCGGCCAACTTGAACCTATCGTCCCAACAACAAGTCCCAAAACATAAAACATGTTTTCTGGACTCTCACTTGCAAATTTTTTAATACCAGGAATTATATTACAAAATGAAGAATCCGCCAACATTAAATCTGATTGATTAATTGTTATAGTGTCTTCTTCACTTTTATCAGTGTTTTTTTTATTGATTGGTATAACAACATCAACACCCGCGACTTTAGTAACCATGTGATTCGGGTTTTTTTCAGCAGCGACAGCAGGGTCAAATGCTTCTAAAACAATTTTATATTTTTTATTTCTTTTTTCGAAGAATTGACTAAAATTTATCATATCATTATTTAACCTTTTATTAAATATTCACATGGAAAAATTTCATAAATTATATCGTCAACTCATGCGCGAGTATGTGGAAGACTTCGATCAGAAATGGGATAAAGCTGTTTCCGAATCGGAGGAGCTTCAGGTAGCTCTTGATTTGATGAAAAATATCAAAGCAAAATTAAAAGGTGAAATTTATATCGTCGGTGGTGTTCCTCGTGATTTGCTCATGGGTAACGCAATTGATGATGTGGATTTGGCTACCAATATTCCTGTAGAACAATTGGAGAAACATTTTGAATTGAGAAATATTTCTAAGAACGATTCTCAACCAGTCTATGCTATCCTATGGAAAGGATATGTTTATGATTTGGCAAAATTTAGAACTGATTCTGGTGATATTGGTAGGCAAGCGAATGTCTCAACTGAGACTGATTCCTTTCAAGCTGATACAGAACGCAGAGATTTAACAATCAATTCTTTCGGGTTGGATGAGAATGGTAAGATCGTAGATTATCAAGGTGGTCTGGATGATTTGAAAAACAAAATCGTTCGTGCTGTAGGTGATGCCAAGAAGAGATTCATGGAAGATGCTACAAGGATTCTTCGCGTTTTCCGATTCGCTGCCAAGATGGATTTTGAAATTGAAGACGATACTAAAAAAGCAGCAATCGAATTGAAATATTTGCTTCAAGATCCGAAAGCTATTTCCAAAGAAAGTATCTCGAAAGAATTTTATAAGTCTGCCAAGACTGGTAGAACTCTTGCCAACTTCTTGAAAAAATTACAAGACACCAAAATTCTCCATGACATTCTTCCTGAATTTACAGAGATGGAAGGTTTCGATCACGATCCTCAACATCACCCTGAAGGAGATTCTCAAGTATTGGGACACATCTATGAGTGTCTGAATGCTTCTCCCTACAAAGATCCTATTATTAATCTTGCTGTATTATTCCATGACTTTGGGAAAGCTACGACTAGAGGGAAAAAAGATAATGGATTTAGTAGCTATCATGGTCACGAAGCTGCTGGTGTTCCCATTGTCGAAGGGATATTTGAGAGACTAAGATTCAATGAATTGTCTCAACAAGATAAAAAGAATATCTTAGCGGCAGTGGATAAACACATGCTCGTTCATAATCTAGACAAACTCAATATTAAAACACTGACTAGACTGATCCAAAATCCTGCATGGGAAACCATCAAAGCAGTTGGTTATTGCGATGAAGCATCGAGAGGCTCTGGTCTTTTCAATGAAAAAGAATTTTGGGATAAAGTTAAAAGAGCAGAAGAAAAAGTATCCAACATCGGTGGATCGGAAGATGAAACAAGAAAACGTCTCAAGCAATATTTCAGTGGAAATAAATTGATGGAATGGTTTCCAGTTCTCATCAAAGACAAATCCAAGTTCAAAGATATTACAGCAGCACTGCAAGAATATACTCTTGAAGAGTTGAATGCTGGTAGGGAACCAGATGATTCGGAAATGAAGACAATCGTTGCTGGTATTCTAAAGAAGAATCAATTTAATGAATGGTATAATTATTACCAGAAAAATTAATCTTTGTGCCATTTCTCCATCTTGGAGTAATATTCTGGATCTTCTTCCACATGTTGTTTAGCAATCGTTTTTGCTAACTTCTTTCCTAACTTTGTTTTTCTCTTAGAAGGATTGATATGCTCTTGTTCTACTTCTTCCCCTTTGGAAACCTCTGGTTTAGGGAGATCTTTTTTCTTAACTTTTTTGAAGTAGTCATTAAAGAAATCTTGGAATTTTTTCATATTATTAGTGTTCAGTGTTCTCGCTTAATTTTTTACGATATCCATATTCAGCAACAGATGGGTATCCACCTGTAACGTGTTTAACTTCTAATGGATCAACTCCTCTAAATTCCCACACCACTTTTTTCTCAAATGGTGTCATGTTGAATCCAGTATGCGCTCTCATTAGAATATCAACAATCTCATCATGTGACAATTCTGGATAGATTCTACTCTTCAATTCTTTAATTTCACCAGAAGAAGAATCTCTATAGGTGTCTCCATCATAATTAAATTTGGAAGAATCGGAAGCAACCCAAAAAAGATCAGTTGCTTTAAAACATTTTTTTAATTCTTGGATATATTCAGGGGTGATATCTTTTTCTCTACACCAGAAAGCAATGACTGAGACATTTTTTTTAAGTGTTTCACTTTCAATACTTTTCCAGATTCTCCCTGATTGACTTTTTATTCTCGTTTCTCCCATCGCTTGAGAACGTTGGTTCTGATTGTAGAAATCTAAATCAGACTTATTCATTTTGCCACACACTTTAACATCATAAGACTTCAACACATTTTTAGTATTATCAGGATATTGAAGTGCTTCTTTCAACCCATTGAAAATGAATAAGTGAGTTGCTCCAGTGTGTAGGATAACATTTCCAATTTTAGAAAAGGCATAACCATCGGAATGATCATAAACACCACCGTCAAATTTCAAAGAATCGGGATTGGATTTGTTCGATGGAATTGTGACATTTTCAAATAATACAACACCTCTGGTAGCTGCACGTTCCTCCAGAATTTTATTATAAAGTTCTCTGATGTTTAATTCGTCTCTCATGTCAACCAAATTTCTTCTGTTTGTTTAAATTTATCTATCAATAATTCCAAATTTTTAGATTGAAAATTACAATCAATCATGGTCTTTACAGTGTGCCTATTGTTGTTATTACAGAATGATAATTTGTAATTCAAATCAGCCATTTTAGGCTCGTGTTCAACGATCATCAGGAATGTATCATACATTCCTGATGGAAGGGGAATTGGATCGCCTGTAAAAATAACTTCCACTCCATCACTATTTGGAGCATTACTCATATATTCTTTAGGATAAATTACTATCATCGTGCTAATTTCATGTAAACAACCACTGTTTCAGCATTTCGGTCAATGTTGCCATCGTCGTCAAGAGAATAGGAAATACCATTGAACACTGGATAAGGCATTGTATCATCGTTTTTATCTTTGTCAATAACAAAACCATTTCGACTGTAGAGTCTGAATAATTTTTTTGGTATGATATTGCCATCACCATCTTGTTCCGCAAAACAATCCAAACGTCTAGCACCATTTTTAATAGCACTTTTTACTGCCGCATCTCCCGAAGATTCTATGCCAGAAAAAACCGAAACCAATTCATCACCCTTTTTGATGCAATATCCGCTGGTATTGTTTGGTCCGATAAAACATTTCATCTCTGCGTATTCTTCGGGATCATAAATGGTGATGTTATTTTTAATATCTTTAAACCATTCATGTTCTTTATGTTCGGGGTCAGCACGTTTAGTATCCGATTCCATGTAAGCATTGATGATTTTATAAAATGATCTCCAATCAACTTTTTTAAATTTTTCAGAATCTTCAGGTGTTAGTTTTCTACTGATTTTTAATTGTTCAGGAGATAATTTACCAATGTCTGAGAATGCTTCCCAGAAAAAATTATAGAATGTCTTCATTTTATTATTTAATAAAAATTTTCAACTATCTAGGTATTTGTCAATCACCATGGTGAAATAATCCGCAAACCAACAAATAGATGATGCGTAAAATCCCCAAAGAGGGATTAGGAAAGGTGTGCCTGACCAGAACATCCCGAAGAAACATCCTACCCAAAAACCGAGACACATGCAACACTTAAATAATTTTTCAAAGAAATCATTTTTAGATAAATGCTCACGAATAGGATTTAGAATTGATCCGTATTTCAGGATCAGACAAGCACCAATTAATACAAAAGATTGAAACCAAAGACTCATCCTAGAATAAGTTTTTGGTCATCAATCGTTTTCACACCATCTGAAATCAGGAGTGCTTCTTCTTTTCTCACGATAATTTTGTTTCCAAAATCATCTGTGATTTCTACCATGCCGTCTGTAAGTTCAGTTACTACTGGGCAACCTTGCTTTTGTTTGCAGCACAACTTAACACTATTATTTGTTAATACTTTAATCATAACAAAATTATTTATCCAAAGATTTGAGAAATCAATGATTTTTTATCTTTCAAATTATAAACAAATACTTTTTTCATATTAATAGCCCCATGCTTTCAGAGTATGTTCGAATGGATTACCGTCGATGTTTTTCACAAGCTGTAGCATTTCGTCAGCAATATCGCGAATTTCTTTTTGAGCATGTTCGCTGCGACGAAGCTTGATGAAGTTGGCGAAAGAACGCATGTTGAACATAACGTCTCCTTCAATTTGACTGTTGTAAGTCTTGAAGAAACGAGCGGATTCTTTTGCGCGTTTGCGTCCAAGAACAGGCTCAAGGTCTTTTAGACAAGAATGATAGAGCTTATTACCTAATTCCGTATACCCTTCGAGAATTTGCTTCCACGTTTCATAACCACCAATAAATTCTTCAACATCTTTAGGTTGAGATAGAGACGCATTGATACCAATCCAGTCATCAGGAAGATAAAATTTATCTTCTTTTAGTTCTTTGTATCGAGCGGACTCAGCATTGATGGATGCAATACGATGTTTAAGCAAATGAATGTGACTAGCGATTTCCGTATCAACTAGGAAGTGAACCACTCCCTTTTCAAACGGTGTCTCATGACCATTGTTCCATAGCATGTCAATTAGTTTTGGGATTCGAGATTTCTTATCCTCTGTCAAATCGCGACTCGTAGATGTCCATGCACTGCAAGCAATAATTTCGTCGCTTCCATAATGCCCTAGTAAGGTTACTTTATTTTTATTATTCATATTTTATTTTTTCTCAACAATAACTTTCATAAACATTGGATAATTCTTGATCCGTTGTTGTGCGATTTTGAAATTAGCACAAAAAACATCGATTACAATATTATTTTTACCTAATTTTTTAGAAGCAGATCTAGCTTTCACTGAACTACCAGTATCAATAGCAGTTGTAGTTAGACCCATTTGTGGTATTTTTACTTTACTACCATATGAAATAATTCTAGGATCAACTGCCACTGTTTTACCACAGATCGGTTTTTTTCCAGTAGCGGTTTGATAACCAACTTGACCACCATTGTTTGGCCAATAGTATGTAATTCTCGCCATATATTCTTCTGAATAGCAGAATGTGGTTAATAATGATGCGATAATTATTTTCAACATGTTTCCAACTTAACATATTTTTTTAATTTGTCAAGTACTAAATAATAATATGGGTGAATTAAATAAAAATGTTTTTCCAGATACCATTAAATTAGAAGATTTGGGCATCATTAAAGGAACGAGAAAATTTCGTCTTTTGGCAGATTTTCGTTGTTATTTTAAAGGTAAATTACTTACTATCCCTAAAGGATTTATCACAGATGGAATTTCCGCTCCTAAATTTGCATGGCCTATTATCGGACCTTACGGACCTGCTTTCCCCGCTGCTTTGATTCACGATTGGTGTTTCTCTCCATTTAATAAAGAATATAATTGGAAAGAATCGAATTGGCTCTTTTTAGAATTGATGAAGGAAGCTGGTGTCGGTTTTACTATGAGATGGACTATCTATTCTGCTGTTGTGGCAGGATCATATCCCATATGGTTAAAACGGATTGAAAGTTACGGTGATAAGTAATAATATGAATAGCGAAGAAATTAAAAAAATGCAGAAAAAAATCGGTGTTGTTGCTGATGGATTCTGGGGTCCGAAATCGCAAGATGCTTGTAAAAAATATTTGCGTTCATTGATGCCTAAAAACAATCCATGGCCAAAAAGCGATCAAGCATCTCTAAGAAAATTTTACGGAAATCCAGGAGATGAATCAAATCTTGTAACGGTCACTTTACCATATCCTATGTATTACGATGGCAAATTAGTCACCAAAACTCGCGTCAATAAAAAATGTGCTGATTCTTTATTGAGAATACTCACTAATATTAAAAATATAATCCCAAAATATCCTGATATTAAAAATGAAGCTGAAGATTATGGTGGCATTTACAATTTTCGTTTGAAGCGTGGTGGTTCTTCTTATTCCCTACATGCTTACGGTGCTGCCATCGATTTAGATGCTGATGAAAATACTTTCCGCGATAGTTGGCCGATGAAAGCGGATATGCCGCTGGAAATCATGGAAGAATTTGCAAAAGAAGGTTGGATATCTGCTGGTGCGTTTTGGGGATATGATGCTATGCATTTCCAGGGGACTCAATGATATTCATTTATCTTTGGGATACCAATTGATATCAGGACTTAACACACTATCAACTCGTAATCCTTCTGCGTATTCTTCATCCCACGCTTCTCTATTCATACAAGAATCATCGTCATCATGATCCCAATGATGAGGTGGTTTAAATTTACCTTCAACTGGAACAATCCACATGTAGAAAGGATTCACGCTCACTCTTTTAACTATTGCTGGTTCTCCATTGTATTCAATTTTTCTACCCTCGATTTCTTCTCGCCAAAATCTAGAATGAAAATTAATCGGTCCTTCTGTGAATTCGATTAGAGATGCTTTAGCTTTATGGTAAGCATAATCTTCCGATCCTCCAAATTCGAAAAAGGGGACACCGTTTCTACTAATCACAGTATTACAAGTAAATCTAACACTGGTTTCATCCCATTTGGTTTTAGTCCACGCCTTTTTTGTTTGTGAAATTTCCCAATTTGGAGCATTCCCCCTTACACCATAACAATTAATGACTTCGATATCTAAATCATCGGGAACGAAATAATCCTTTATTTTTTTGTAGCGTGGTTTAATTTCATAACAAGCATAATTCTCATTATTATAACCATCATATCTTACGATTTGATACGGTTTGTCATACAATTCAAAATCCCAATCGATGTAGCTTGGATTTTTTTCCAATAGTTCTCTATAAGTCATGAATGAACTTACTACGGAAGTATCATTTGTCAATTATTTATCATCAATCACCATTGGTGCTAAATTATAAAAAATACCCGCCAAAGTGTGCTTACAAGTAGAGGCATGGCGGGTCTGCTAAATTATTTAGTTGGGTTTAATCTTTCCTTTAATTTTGCAAATGCGTTTCTTATGGCATTATCAATATTATCGGAATTTCCCGTGCATTCATCTTCAACATCTTGGATGATTTTTAAAATTCCTTCCAATTCTTCTTCTTGTTCACCATAAACGTGGGAAGTCACCATTGGAGGTGCTATTCCAATTATTTGTTTATTATAAGATAATTTATTACCAGCTTCTTGGGGGACTTCTTGCTTCGGAACTCTTTGAGGTGGATTGAAACCACTTTGATATTCCAGAATCAAATCAGCATAGACTTGTTGTAAAAATTTATCCATGATATTATTTAATTTGATAACATAGATTTCCATGTTAAATAATGATATATGAAAAGATGGGGATATCGAAACGAGGAGGAGAAAGAGGAAAACAACTCAAATATACCGAATATCATCATAACATCTGCGAATGAAGAGCAAACCGTTGTTAATAGTGGTATTCGAGTCATTAATAATAAAATTTTGTTTTATGCTGATATTGATGAAGGGTCTGTTTTGGAATTGAACCGTGTTTTGCTTGAACTGGATTGTAAATTACAGAGCATTAAAAGCTTTGATGATAATTATGAACCTATTATCCATCTCCACCTTAATACCTTTGGAGGTGTTATTTTTGCAGCATTTTCTACTGTCGATACAATCCGTAGATTGAAATCCAAAGTCTATACGTATGTTGATGGTAACACCGCATCTGCTGGAACTCTGATTAGTCTGAGTGGTTCTAAAAGATATATGGGACAACATGCTCATTTCCTCATTCACCAATTAAGTTCTGGTGTCTATGGTAAGTTTTCGGAAATGGAGGATGAAATCGCCACATGTACCAAATTGATGAAGGTTCTGAAAGATTTTTATAAAAAACACACCAAAGTTCCAATGAAAAAATTGGATGAGCTTATGAAGCGAGATATTTGGTTGGATGCTCAAGAATGTCTTGATTATGGAATCATCGATGAAATTCTCTAAAAAAGGGGGTTGATTTTTTATCGGCTCGTGGCATATTTAGCGAAACGAACGATAAAAAAATAAAAGAAAAACGAGGAAAAGTAGAGGATAAGTAATAGACGATTATGAGCATTTTTGACGAGCAAGTTAGTAGAAAACCGAACAAATATCCATGGACAACACAATTTATTGAGGCTATGCATCAAGGATTTTGGACTGATAAGGAATTTAGTTTTAAAGCAGATTACCATCAATTCAAAACGATTTTGGATGATAAAGAACGAGAAATTATTGTCCGCACACTGTCGGCAATCGGACAGATTGAAGTAGCAGTGAAAACATTCTGGTCAAAGCTTGGGGAAAATCTTCCCCATCCATCTTTGTCTGATTTGGGATTTGTCATGGCAAATGTTGAAGTGATCCACAATAATGCCTATGAGCGTCTTTTGGATGAACTCAACATGGAAGATATTTTTGAAGAAAACCTTAAACTTGAATGGATTCAAGGTCGTGTGAAGTATCTCAAGAAATATACGCATCGTTTTTATAAAGATTCCAAGAAACAATATCTTTATGCTTTGATTCTTTTCACTTTATTTGTCGAGAATGTTTCCCTGTTTAGCCAATTTTATGTGATCAATTGGTTTGCTAAAAATAAAAATGTTCTCAAAGACACTGATCAACAAGTCCGTTATACACGGAATGAAGAAGCAATTCATGCAATGGTCGGTATGAAAATTATCGATACAATTCGCGAAGAGCATCCAGAATTATTTGACAAAGAGCTAGAAGAGCGTATACTACACGAAGCAGAACAAGCTTTCATTGCTGAAAGTAAGATCATTGACTGGATGGTTAATGGTATTGAAGAAAAAGGTCTGTCAGCACCAATTTTGAAAGAATTTATCAAGAACAGAATAAATGAATCTTTGGTTGGAATTGGATTCCCTAAAGTATTTGAAATTGATACTGATCTTCTCGATGAGACATTTTGGTTCGATGAGCAAGTTCTCGCTCCAAACATGACAGACTTTTTCCACTCAAGACCTGTTGAATACGCTAAAAACACACAATCTTACGACGAAGACGATTTATTTTAATATATGACAAGAGAAAAATACTACTGGTTAAACGAGGATTCCATTAAATTCTTGGAACAAGGTTATCTCCGCGAGGGACAATCTCCATTTGAGAGAATTCAAGAAATTGCTAATACTGCACAAAAAATACTCGGTATTGACGGGTTCGCTGATAAATTTATTGATTACATGTCTCGTGGCTTTTATAGCCTTTCTACCCCTGTATGGATGAATTTTGGTAACGAAAGAGGTAATCCTATTTCTTGTTTCAATTCTCATATTGGTGATAGTGTTGAAGATTTCCTAATTAAACAAGCTGAAGTGGGAATGATGACTAAAGTTGGCGGTGGAACGTCTGGATATTTTGGAGACATTCGCCCAAGAGGATCTAAAATTTCTACTGGTGGCGTTGCAGAGGGTTCAATTCGATGCATGGAACTATTTGATAATGTGGCTAAGATCATTAGCCAAGGGAGCGCACGTAGAGGCAGTTTTGCGGCATACTTGCCGATTGACCATGGAGACTTCGATGAGTTGATGAAGATTCGCTCTGAGGGGCATTCTATTCAAGAGATGTCTATTGGTGTTACGATTCCAGAAGGATGGATGCAATCCATGGTTGATGGTGATAAAGAGAAAAGACGCAGATGGGCTTCAGTAATTAAGAAACGTTCTGAGACTGGTTATCCTTATGTGTTCTTCACTGATAATGCCAATAATCAAGCTCCACAGGTTTACAAAGATAAAAAATATAAAATCAATGCAAGTAACCTTTGTTCAGAGATTTTTCTACCATCGACTAAAGACGAATCTTTTGTTTGTTGCCTTTCCTCTTTGAATTTGCTGTGGTGGGATGAAATTGAAAAGACAGATGCTGTTGAAACAATGGTGATGTTTTTGGATGCCGTTATGACGGAATTCATCGAAAAAACAAAAGGCAATCGCTTGATGGAAGCTGCTCATAATTTCGCTAAGAATCATCGTGCATTGGGCATGGGTGTTTTGGGTTATCATAGCTATCTTCAATCTAAAATGATTGCATGGGAAAGTATGGACGCTCATTTCGAGAATATCGACATCTTCCACAAAATCCGCTTACGTGCTGATGAAGCAACGAAAGAACTCGCTACGATGTTTGGTGAGCCTGAAGTATTGAAAGGTTATGGTCGTCGTAATACAACGACTATCGCTATTGCTCCTACTACAAGCTCCAGCTTTATTCTTGGTCAAGTGAGTCCTAGCATTGAACCTCTTAACAGTAATTACTTCGTCAAGAATCTTGCCAAAGGTCAATTCACTTATCGCAATCCAAAACTCGAAGAATTATTGAAATCTAAAGGTAAAGATGATAAAGAAATTTGGAAGAGTATTTTGATTCATGGTGGTAGCGTTCAACATCTCGACTTCCTCACAGAACATGAAAAGGATGTTTTCAAAACATTTGCAGAACTTTCCCAGAAAGAAGTTGTAACCCATGCTGCTCAAAGACAACCACATATCGATCAAGGGCAATCTCTCAATTTGATGATTCCTGCTGGCACAAAACCAAAAGAAATTAATGAATTGATGATCTTCGCATGGGAGCAAGGAATCAAATCTTTGTATTACCAACGTTCATCAAATCCTTCACAGGAATTATCTAGATCGATTATGACATGTAAATCTTGCGAGGGTTAATTAACCCTTGACAGGTGTTTTCTTCTCATGTAATTGCGCATAGGACTGAGCAACAGTGTTATGCGCATTTATTTTATTTTTATGAGCATCTTTACGAACGTCTTCGTTTGATTCCATGAGTTTAAGAGGAATATTATTGAAATGGTGACTATGTGGATAAGTCACGATCAAATCATGAGTTGCTTTAGCATAGACTGGATAAAATTCTCCAGCGATGTTACATTCACCGATTACCAATTGTCTGTCTTGATCGATAGCAAATTTACCAAACACTACTGTATTTTCAGTTTGCTGCACTTCTAATGGCGCAGTAACGTGTTGAAGGTATGTTTCACCCTCTACTGCCAACCCACCCCCTACAATTAAATTATTTTTAATTCCCATGGAAGATTCGACATACACTTGTCTATTTGTCCGAAGAATGATTGTCTTGAGGGATTGTATCTCGACATTACTCTCCGATGCAAGATGAACACCATGGGAAGCATTCAAATTAATTTGTTTGAAACCACCTCGTAAAACAGTTCCTCCCATTTCAAAAGAACCAGTGGTTTTCATAGAAATACCACCAGAACCCACGATTCTATTGAAAGAATTTCCGACAATTACGTGATCCTTACCACAAGGAAAATTAGAAGAATTATCAACTTCTTCGACTAGAGGAACATAATCATGATTTTTATAAATCCCTTTATCGGATACTAACATTTCAAATGGTTGACTTCTACCCTTTTCATCAATACGAACTGATGGGAAATCATTGAAGACTGCTCCAATTGTTTCAAATTTATTTCTTTTGGTGATAAGATGTTCATCCCCACCATCACCCATTTTTTCTTCAATCTTGGTTAATTGTTCCTGAGCATCTAAAAATTGTTTATCGATGTCCAATGCATCTTGATCTTTATCCCATTCGCCATTTTCCGTTGCAGCAGATTTGGAAGCACCAAATTCTAAAACACCTGGAGCTTGAGATCCAGCACCACCAGCACTCTTTTCGATATTTTCAAGAGTAATTGATTCTTCTTTTGCTGATTTTCCACTTCGCTCAGTAACAGGAACATACGTAGCCACTTCATCAAATTTTGATGTTCTATAAGGTGTTTTGGTATATCCTTTGAATTTATTCTCTACTACAAATACCTTGGAACCGATGACAGGGTTATCATCGCGACTTCCCGATGGAGAATTGGACACACCATTAGGCAATGATAAACCACCTCTTTTTATTTTAAATTTTGAATTGTTATCAGCAATAGGTTTAACCAAATCTTTCCACTCTTGGAATGCTTGAATTTCTGATTCATCTATAAATCCTTTGTAATTATAAACCGTGCCACCAACTCTTTCATTTTTTCCACCTACTACGAATTCACTGGAATCTCCTTTTATGGTATCAAATTTATCATTCAATACTAAAGTTTGTTTATTATTTGTCGCAAATTCAGAATTCGATACATTGTTCAGCAGAATATTACTACCCGATCTTTGAGAAATATGTAGAGATTCATTATCAGTTGTATTGTTGATAACAATCGCTCCACCTCTTTGGTTTAATACTGTGCGGTTTCTATATTTCTTTTTAGACATAATTAATTTTCAAAATCGGAAGGGTAGTAAGGGGAGATGTTGGATTCGTTATCGGTTCTATTGATAAGTGTAAGGCTTCTATAATCTTGAATAACTCCGAAATAAACGGGGAAATTCAAATCACCCATATAATGGAAAACCCATACTTTAGAACCAACTTCAGGAACGCCCATTAGTCCTTTTGTTTTATTACTAAATTTTTGTGATTTGTAACCAAATGAATATGTATTACACTTCACAGAAAATACATCAATTGGTTTGTTGAAAGCGTCTCCCATGATAGTATCTTTGTTTTCATAGATAAATGCTGGTGAGAATGATCCTGTTTGTAATGTTGGGGGTTCTTCATCATTCACTTGAAATCCTTCTTCATAATTACAATCAGAAATAGTTGAAATACTATCTTCGTCGTTTTGGTAATATCGAGCATTTCCCGATTCACCGATTATTGGATAACATGGTTCTGCCCATGGGATAGTATTGGCTATTTCTTTGAATATTGCAATGTCATTCCAATTATCAGTTGGATTATTGACACCTGCAATTTTAACATTGATCTCATCGTATTCTTCAAACCAATTATCAAAAGGTTGGTTGGATAATTCGGGAATATAAATTTTTACTCTATTCAATTTCAAAGGGTCATCGTTCTTTACGACAATACCACTATAAAATGATTCATCAGTTCTTTTAGATTCTACACCAGAACCACTACCCCTATTAAACATATTATTATTTAAGAGAAAAGCACACGAATCAACCGTGTGCTTTCATATATAAATAAAGAATAAGAGTGCTTATTATTAATATCCTAACAATCTCTTTCTACGAGTATCAGGAGTAGATACAGAGAATGTTTCAGAGAATGATGCTGTTGGAACATTTGTAACGGTACTCAAGAACGTGAACACAGAATATGAATTATCAGTATTCACGATAGCCATTTGAGTATTGTGAAGCGATGCTGGAATATTAAATCTCGAACCGAGAACATTCACTGTGACATTTGGATAAGCAGCAAGTGAGAATGCAGATGCAGTGTTAATGGTAGAACCTACTGAAAATTCAACAGGATCGAATGCAATACCCACATCAGTAGTGGACAGAGAAACCACACCTAATTGTCTAGTGGCGACGACCACATTAGCACCAGAGAGGAATGTAACACCTGTTGCAGAGAGTATTGTGTTGGTAAGATTAGGATTACCAGTTTTTGCAGCGGACAGAAGGTTTTGTTGGAACGTAAAAATGCTCATGTTATTATTTAGCAAAATTGATCAAATTTTAGAAATTACGTTGAAGATGGATTTCCGTTTCATCACCATTTTTCTGTTCATCAGATATTTCAAAATTTTCAATTCGGGGAACTAGATATTTTTTATAAAGAGATGTTCGGTTATTACCTTTAGATGAAAAGGTTAAATTTTGAACTTCATAATTATCTCCATCATATTCCACGAAATAATTTGTAATTTCAATTACTGTAGCGAATACGCGAAATGCATTACCTGTTCCCGTTTTTTCAATATTTGTCTCGTAGCCACCATCTCCTTTATCTTTTTCAACAACCCCGAATGCAATTTCCCAGTATTTGTCATTGTATCTGTTTTGCTTTGCATACCAAATGTATGGAACACCTTCATCTGTTTTGAAATGTATTATTTGAGTTGGTGTAAGAACATCTTTGGGATATTCATCTCCACTATCATCCCAATCATCTACGACTTCTTCGGTTTTGAACGTATTCTTCCAAGGGTATGGATTATCAAGACTTTCGTGGATTTGGAAAAATTGATTGAATAATTGCATTGATATTATTTAACGTATAAACGAGGAAACCCGATGCTCTTCGGTGCATCGGGTTTCATAAATTTGATTAGCGTGTCTGCTAAGAGTTAGACTTACAGGTAAGTGCTAACAGAACCAGGAGTAAACGCAGTACCAAGACCTTTGACAATGATCAGGTGATAATAAAGATTAGCACCGAAGATATTGTTTACGATACCATAACGGGTCATGAGTCCAACGCGAGGAGCGAAATCATTCGGTCCAATTGTGCGTTGCACCATAATCGGGATGTATGGGCAGTAAATAATACCTGTGTCATAGTATTCAGAACCTTTGTAACCCAACAGAGCATACTCAACACCGCCACCACCGTTAGGAGGATTGGTGTAGTAGTTATTATCTCTATAGAGTGAAGTGTTCTGAACTTCAGTCCGAGTATCACGATAAACCGTCCAGCGGCTACCAACCGTACCAACTTTAGCAATACCTACACCAGCCGTGGAAACAGTTCCATTAACTTCAAAAACTTTGAAGTCAGGAAGCATTTCGAGGATGCTGCAAACACGAGGAGTTGCGATAACAAAGTTAGCAGCACCTCTACGGTTACGAGCAGCCATACGACCACTTTCGATAAGCAAACGTTGATAGAAGGTAAGGTTTCTTTCAGCAGTCCAACGACCATCCGCACTAACAGGACTCCAGATGGAGAAACCTGCGCCAGCACCAGCATTGAAAGCAGTTTGGATCATACGCATCACAACTTCACGGTCGATCTCAGCTTGGATCTCATACGACATTGCATTCGTAAGTTCTCCATCGATATCGATACCGTTCATGTTTTTGATGTCTTGTTCCAACTCTACACTCCAACGAGTTGCAAGTCTACGTGTTCCAGCTTCAACAGCAGTTTTGTCAAACTTGAGTTCGATTTGAGGGATTTTACCCGTCAATTCGTAGTTGCTCAAGAGTTCAGCAATACCACGGTCTTGATCTGCGAATGTCCATTCGGCATGACCCGAAAGGAAACCAGCAGATGTGCCAGTGAAACGTGTGTCCAGAAGTTGATAACCAAGTTCGTCGTTCGGAAGACCAGTGCTACCTTCGTAGGCACTAGAACCGTTTGAACGGTAGTTAGTTCCGTTCGATCCTGCACTCTTACCGTCGATATCCATATTGCTAAGGGTATCGCCTTGATAAGCGTAACGAAGAGCGAAAGCAAGACCAACAGGACCGCCCATAGGCTGAACGCCTACGATCTCATTGGAAATCAATTCAGGGAAAGTGCGTCGAATCATAGGAATCAGAATCTTTGGAAGACGAGCATCACCAGTAGCATAGGAGTCGCTGTTAGCGATACCATTGCCAATGTTAGTCGTTGCACCAAACACACCACCGCTAGCGGCAGTATTGGATTCTTGAAAGCACCACTGTTCTTGGTTCTCAAGCAGCATAGCGGTAGTCTTGTAAACGTGTTCGTTCTGGATAGCAGGAATCGAGTTCGAGCTATAGTCCAGCACTTTACGCCATTTAGCGACTGCGCGTTGCATTTTTGAGCCATTTAAATCAGTTTGTGGGATATTCATATATATTTGACTTTCTATTCACATTTGTTCAGGAATTAATTCCTCATAGTGCGGGGTGGAAATTATCTTCTGAATTCCATCGTTTGAAGGATACTCAGATAAGGATCATTCTCCTCTACATCATTACTTACCTTTTCCGTGATAATTTTTTGATTTTTCACGAAATCTGGCTTATGTTTACGGTTTTGGAGAGCTTCTTCCTTGATTACTTCAAGTTGTTTCTTCTCTTGTTTTTCAAAAAGACGCACTGTGTAATCGAAATTTTCTTTGATAAAGGTAAGAGACTTGTCACCAAGAGCTTTCTTAATGAAGTTCTTTTTAGATTCAGGATACTTGGAAGTCTTACCTTCGAGGAAGAGTTTAACTTGTGTGTTATTTTTCTCTTCAGTGATAACTTTGAGATTGCTCTTCAAAGAAGCGTTCTCATTACGAAGTTTGTCCAATTCAGTTTTACCTTGAAGAATTGCATCGGAAACGGATTCTTTCATGACAGCAGAATCAATTGCAAACACTTTGCGAAGATTCTCCAACACATTCATAGCGGTTTTATTCTTAACTGCTTGCTCAATATCTTTAGCAGGAATGGATTCATTCAAAAATTCTTCCAAATATGCACTAACAGACTCAGTGAGTTGTTTTTTGAATCTAATCAAATCACCTTGTTGTTCTCTTTCGTATTTCTTAACAACTTTAACCAATTTGGTGGTCTTATCTCTGTCAAAAGCTTCCATCAATTTTTTCATTTTGATGGTGCGATCTTTATCAAGCGATTCCATGACCGATCCCAATTTAGCAGCATACACTTCATCCTGTTCAACCAATGCAGCTTCAACTGCAAGATCTACTTTAGCTTCCAATGCTTTTTGGATAGCACTAACGGATTCGTCGGAAAGACCGAGACTTTTTTGAACGTCTTCAGAGAAAAGATTCTGTTTGTTTTTCTTCATAATATTATTTAGAGATTTGATATAACTTTTTTATGTTTTAGAACAAAGGTTTTTCAATTTCTTGAGAAATTTTCTCTTGAATCTTGTTATTGATGGTATCTTTCAGATATTTATGAGCGTTTGCATGATCATCAGTCATGATAGCTTCGATAAATTTGATGATAGATGCGGACTCGTTGAGTCCTTCGGGTTTTTTACGATCATAAGAACCTTTACCTTTTTTGGGTTTCTCAACTTTAGTTGCTGGTGCAAATCGTTTACGGTCTTCCACTTTAGGTCCTTCGAAAACAGTTTTGCCACCTCCCTGTTTCATTTTTTTAGTCACAGATTGTTCATCTTCTTCTTTTTCAGTCTTGAGGAATTTTTTAATTTCTTTTTTTGGCATTTCTTTGGCTACTTTTTTAGCTTCACCTGATACACCTTTTTGTCCTTTTTTGGCTCCCATTACAGCACCAAAAAATTTTTTTTGTTTTTCCGTTTTAGATGGCATATTATTATTTAGATACTATTGATAAATTTTATGATTTGTTGACGGAGATACGACTCGATATCATGTTTCGGGAGAGTTTTAATGGTCTTTTCAAAATTTTCATATACTTCTTCAAAAGAACCGTCTTGTTCAACAACGTATGTTTTACTTTCCAAAATACCATTAACGAATGCTTTTGGATAAGATGGATCTGCAACAGCATCAATAGCTACCAAGTGCATATTTTGAACTAGATTGTAATCATTATTTTCCATCAATTGTCCCAATGCACGAGTGGACATACCGACTTTAACGCCATCATTGATAAGCGCACGGAGGATCTGACCAGTAGGTGTTGACAAGACTTTCGCTTTACCAACAAAATAATCATTAACTTCAGTCAATTCTGTTACCAAATGGCAAGCTCTCTCCAGATTAACATCAGCACTAGTAGGGTGATTCAACTCACCCATCGCTCTACCTGGAAGAACCATCTCATTGATATATCTTTGAACTTCAGTTCTCGTATCATCAAGTTTATACATTCTTTTATTTTTATTCACGCTATTGCAACCGATGAACGGTCCTTTAACATAAAGATTGGATGTACTGTTTCGATTGGATTGTTCTTCGATAACTTCAAAGTTATCAAACACATCAGGATTCTCAGCAATTAATTTAAGTTTCAACGCCATGATATTATTTATGTTTAGTGATTGTAAATTCTATTAATTTAATTCTTTTTCTGTAATAATAATAAAATCCATGCCATGCTTCTTCGCGAATTCTTTGGCAAATGCCCATTTATCACAATTATTCTTCCATGCTACTTGTTCATAAAGCAGATTGGATTTCTTTTTATTTTTAGTAGCTTTTGGTTCTTGGGTCTGTTTCCAAGGTTTAACCTCTATGAGATATTTTTTAATTTTATCGCCTTCTTTTATTTTTACATAAGCATCAATAAAATACTTACGATTTTTCCTTTGAACACTATCGAAATAAGGAATAGTAATTTCTTCGCTATTCCATTCCAAAACATTCACATTATTATCTGCCCATCGAAACAATTTCAATTCTAAACCAGATCGAAAAATTATATTATCTAATTTACCAATATACTTTTGAGGATTTTTAGGGGCAAAAAATCCTTGTTTAAATCTCGAATCTTTTTTTAAAGGTAGATTACCCATTATACCATATGATCAGGCTCCACAATCTGAGGCAACAAAGCAATAAGCTCTTCCTGTGTCAATTCTTGAACATCAGGAAATAATCCTTGTCCGATTGCCTCAAGTAGTCTTAATGACCATAGAGCGGTATATGCCTTTCTTCCGTCAGCGAGATCAGTAAGAGAAGCTGTTTCAGGAAATCTCAAAGCTCTTAATCTTGTATGCTCAGAGTCATCCCAACCACATGCTATAGTCGTTACTGTTAAAAGTCCATCTGTTGCTTGTTCACCATACTGCTCATTGAGTGTTGGTAATTGTGCTACTAGTGCTTCCTGAAAAGCGAATGTTTTGAATTCTGTTGAGTATTTCATAATGTTATTTTAGCTTATTAATTGGATATGTCAATATACCCACTGAAACAATCTATCTTCGAATAGTGTATTTCTCAATAAAGTTTCTATCGTTTTATAATCAGATTGCTGAAAAATATTGTTATTTATATGCATCAAAAATGAATTTATACCACCAGCCATATAAGAAGAACTGGAATTTGATGTTAGCCCTGTAAGTGTTTGTGTTGTTGTGCTATAATTTAATCCGATTGTATTTGGGTTTGAAATGTAGGCTGTTGTAGCACCAGCAACGTTTCTGGAAAATCCAGTAAATGCTACGAAATCTCTGTTATTAAAAGTTCCTATGTTACCTCTAAAAGCGGTAGTACCCTTACCTACATCGAAATAATCAAACCAAGTAGTGTTAGTTGATACAGTTCCGATTAACCAGCCACCAGCATCGACATTGTGACCAATTAAACGTTGATTTGATGTAGAAAATAAACCACCGACACAACACATAGTGCCAGAAAAATTATTAGGCACATAAGTCAAACTTGTAAAATCGACACGAGTGGTTATACCATTCTGTGTCCACCCTAAAGCATTTGAAACAGACCCATTATAAACACCTAAACCTCCAAGACCGTATATAACATTACCTTTACCAGCATTATGAATGCTTCTCATAGGATAACACACCATTGAATTCCATAGACCAATCTTTTTAATTTCAACGACAAACTTATTAATCTGCTTTAAATTTTCAGGTAAAATAGTAACTCCACTACCTGCCTTAACTCTAGCAGCATAAGCAATAGTATCTTTATCTAATCCATATGTTCTTGTTTTTGGCATATTATGGCAATCCTAATCCTTTCCCAATTGTTGTTTTAATTAAACGATACAAGTTAGCATCCTGTATATCTGAAACTAGACTATTTGTTAAAAATGCAAAAGAAGCTGTTAAGTTTAGAGGTGTATTATATCCTCCAAATCTTACAAAACTTGGAGTGGAGGTATTCCAATCGTTGCTCGCTGATCCCTGACTTACTTGATTGGTATTAAGCGTGAAACGACCTGTTGTACCCGAGGTAAGTCTTATAGAAAAGTAATGCCGCCCTGTTCTAGTAAATGGAGTAGATGCACCACCGCCAACATTTTGCACACTTACTGAAGCTTGAAACCATGTTCCTATATATGTGCTTATGTTTTGAGCAGACGGAACTGACGATGTGCCAATAGCAAACTGCCTTCCATTAATAGAGGTTTGAGCAGTAGCCCAATACCCAGCATTATTACCTATATCGGTATCGAGTTTTAATACTGCTCCATGAGCAACAGGAGCTACACCAATATCTCTTATAGGGGTACTAAACAACGGATTACCTGCTGTTGATCTAACAATGCCGTCTACACTCCAAGTAGCAGCATTTAATAGGGTAGCATCAGCACCTACTTGCTGACCTCCACCTAAACTTAGAGCATTAGCTCCTGATCCTATATTATGAATGGATCTAAAAAGGTAGCATACCATAGTATGCCATAGCCCTAAATCTTTTAATCCGATAATAAAATTATCAATATCTACAGCATCACTATTAGTTATTGGACTCAATCCAATAAGTGATCTATATGTATCAACTTTATTGAGATAACGTTTGGTATCTATATCAAATGTATATTTTCTTTCTGTTGGCATATTATGGCAATCCTAATCCTTTCCCAATTGTCGTTTTAATTAAATTGTAGACACCTGAATATTCTGTTGTAGTAATAGCTCTATTAGCTAAAATCATGAGACTCATAGTCCCTTGAAAATAGTCGCCTGAACCTGTCTGTCCGTTTCTAGCACCTATTCCCATAGTAGGAAAAGTTGTATTATTAAAAAACGGTAAAGTCTTATTACTGATTGTAGTACTTGCATTAAGAGAAGTTGCTAATCCAGATGTTGTAGCTTGACCAAATGCGAGGTAATTAACATGCATTTGTGCTGTATTGTAAGTTAAAAGTGTTCCAGCCGCTGCATCACCTGTAGCACTTGTAGGCGACGAATTAAAAGTAAAATAATACCTCTCAGCAACGCCAGTACCAGTCAAATAAGAATGGTTTTGTACATTAATGCGCAAACCTCTTGTAGACACAGTAGCTCCATCATTACCGAGTAACGCTCTACCTGTGGTTGTGAAATCTGGTTGGTGTAAGCAGATCATGCTAAATCCTGTAACTACAGGACTATTTAAAAAGTTGGGAATTCTTATATATTGAGAACTAGCAGCAGTGAAGCTTATACCAGATAGCCCCCATGTAGGGCTATTCTGCGCGATCCCATCAAACTTACCTATACCGCCTAAACTTAATACATTTGATGTGCTTCCTATATTATGCTGACTACGTAAGGGATAAGCAATAATGTTTTGCCATAAATTTAACTGCTTTAATCCCTTAACAAAATTGTCTACATCTGCTACATCAGTAGGAGCTAATTCTCTACCATAGGTGTATAACTTTTGAAGGTATTGCTTTGTCTCATTTTGTAACCCATATGATCTTTTCTCTGTATTATAATATCTTTTTGCCATATATTAGGGTAGTCCGAGGTTTGAGCCGAGGGTTGATTTGTATAAGGAGAAAAATAAGATTTGATCTGAAATTGTTATTCTCTTAGTTATTAGACCATTAAATGATATGTTACCATAATAGGGTACAGTATTTGATCCTCTATTTCCAATTTTATATGCGCCTGTTGGGAATGGTCTAGGACCAGCACCTGGTGTGACAGTCAAATTGACTCCGTTTAAATTGATAATGGTGTCAGTATTATCTGTAGATGTTCCAATATAATAATAATTGCTACTAGATAATGTTGCTCCAGCAGTAGTATATCCAGTAACATAATTAGTAGCACCTCCGTCATCCCCTAGTGAAGTATACCACGTTATAATCTCATTTGTTAATCCTGCCGTACTCGATCCTAATGTTATTCCTGAGAACGACTTACACCCAACAACTGATTGAGCATTACTCGAAGCAGTTATTGTAGACAATGGAGAAATGATAGTCAATGTCGTGGCGATTGAAGGTAATGTACCAACATCAATAACACCTGTAGTAGAAGTATTTGGAAATGTTATACTATTTGCTCCCCATGTTGGACCATTAGCTATTGTACCATTATAAGTTCCCAATCCACCTAAACTATATACGGTTGATCCAGTTCCAATATTCTGGTAATTTCTCAGCGACCAGCAGACCATATCTTTCCATAGATTAAGAGATTTTACACCTCTTGTAAACCAAAGCACTTCACATCTTCCTAAAGGATCAGTTACTCCTGCTCTTGTAAGATAAGCATCACCATCAGTATCATTAAATCCTAGACTAAATCTTGACCAAACACCAGATCTCTTCAAGCTCTCTACTCTATCATTGATAGTTTTTATAGTAGAAGGAGATACATTGATACCATTCTCAGCCTGAAGACGGTTGATATATGCTTTAACTTCATTTTGTATCCCGTAGTATTTCATTAATTAATCTTATATACTTCGACTTTAGACCAAGCACCATCAGGTGTACCAACGATTACTTGCGCGGAATTAGACGAATACGCTTGAAAGGTGAGATAATCAGTGGAACCATTTAAGTATACAATAGCATTAGCGTTTAAAAATGTATTGACCGATGCCGTGCCATTGATTGGCTGTTGAGTCAAAGCAACCGCTGATCCCGTTCTTAAAATTTGTATATTATTTTGATTGCCGCTACCTGCTGTACCTGATTGCCAAGCTATTTGATAACTAATAAAATAATAACCTGGCACTGTCGGTGTTATTCTTGTTGCAGATAATCCAAACACTGATACCCATAAATTAGGGTCGTTTTTAATATAATCAAATAGTATAGGAGTATCTGAAGCGTTATTAGCAGTTTTATTAGCTGATAACGATGCTGTTACAACATAGTCTGTATTTGATGCTATATCACCTGAAACATTAAGCGATCCATTGACACTTAAACTTGTAGTTCTAGTAATACTTGGTGAACCTGAAAAGTTAATAGGCATAATTAAACTCCCTCCCAAAAAATGTATTGATTCGATAATCCAGATAATGTATTAACTGAAATATCCCCTTTGTATCTATCATCAGAAAACTTCTCTCCTCTACCATCAAATGCTGCTGATCCTGGATATAGTATAAAGTTAAATGAGTTTTGGTTACATCCTAGACCATATTTAACATATAGTGGTTGTGTTCCTAGATTTTGTCCGAATAGTGTGATTCTATTTGAGTTTGCTGAAAGAACCTGAGTACCTACTCCTGTTAGAGCAGTCCCTAGAGTCGCACCACTAAGATAGTTGGAAACTGAACCATAGCCAATATCAAATGTAGTAACACTATCAATATCTTTATCTAAGTCTCCTTGTAGTGCCATTGCCCCACCTGTCTGCGCATCAATAGTAATAAATGCATTTGTGCCTGTTAATGCTGGTATAGCAGATACAGAAGTGACAGGTGAGTATGAAGTTGCATCAAAATATTTTGCATAGACTGGTGATGTTAAATCATCGATAAATATCTGAAGTCTATCAGTACTCAACATTGAGGTTGTTGTAGCACTGAGAGTGAGAACATTACCTGTTAGATATCCACCCTTGGTTGGATCTGCAAAATTATAAATTATAGTATTACGTGTTACATTGGTGATCAACAAAATTTGATCTAATGTAATATTTGGATAGCTAGTAATCTGCACTCTTCCTATTGGAGATGCTGAAAAGGCATATGTTGTTGTTAAGGTCTTCATTATCTTTCGTTATTTAGTATGATATTATCCAACTGCAATAGCCATTGCAATAGCAAATGTTTCAGCAGCAAGTTTCGCCCCATTCGAGTATACATTACCACTGGCACTAATATTTCCAGATACAGTAAATCTCTCATTAGGTGTAGATGTATGTACTCCAACATTAGGAAAATTTGAATTGACCCCTCCTACATGTAAAACTTCTATGTTTTGGTCAATATCGTAAAACGATGCAATATCGCCTGTTCCGCTATTACCTACCCACATAGCTGGACCAGCACCTATATGAACAACACTTAATGCGCTGGTTACAGAGAATATAGTATTGTTAAAGGTAGTTGTTCCAGTTGCAGTTAGATTACCTTGAATAGTAACGTTGTTGTTGAATATCGTAGAACCTGTTACAGTTCCGCCAGATAGAGGAAAGAACTTAGAATTTGTGAAATTTACAGTAGCGTAGTTTGCGCTGTTAGACTGATATATAACACTGGTGTTATAAGCATCATCCCAGTTAGCACTATTAGATCTTACTAAAGTATTAACATAAGTATCATCACCACCACCGCCGCTTGAAAATATCGTTAAAAGATCTACACCAGCAGACAAATACTGACCAGTCACATTTAGATCACCATTTATCGTGCCGCCATCTTGGTATTGAGTAGCATTTGTTCCACCACCAGAAGCATAAACCGCTACATATTTTCTTAAATCGGTTTTATAATTTTCAAATTTATCGTGAATTTTTTTATTCCAATCCTTTTCAATAGAGTCCCAATCTTTAACAATTGGTTCACCTTTTTTGGATTCTAAAATATATTCAACTGGTTTTTCATTTTTGATTTTACGAATCTCAGAAAGCAATCCATTTCTACTTTCTTGAATAAGATCTTGAAAATATTTTCTCGCTTCATCTGTAATATCTAAAGTTTCTTCCTTTACTAAGGATAATTTTTCATTGAAATATTGTGTGATTTCTTGTTCTGTTTCTGAGATTTTATTATCAAATTTCTCAGAAATCTCTAAAATTTTCTTATCGACATTTCCTACACGAGAAAGAGCTTTTTGGACACCTTTGTTCAAGGAATTATTAAGTTCAATATTGGCATCACGAATTGCATCCAATTCCTTATTAACACCTTCAATTAAAGAAACATCAGCTTTTTCATTCAATTTATTGTTGAGATTTTTATCAATTTCTGATACCTTTTCAACAATTTCTTCTGCAATATCTTTTAATTCTTTATCAACTTTCGGGTTGATATTACTTTCGTATAATTCTTTGACTAATTTTTTAACAGACTTATCGATCAGCTTGGAAGAATTTTGAAAGTTCTTGCCAAGAGATTCATTTAGATTGTCAGCAATATCTTGAATTTTAAGATCAATACTTTCACGAATCTCATCAAATTTATAATCATTATCTGAAATTAATTCATTTTTAATTTTTCCAGAAATGATAGTAAATTCATCTACAAGATTTTCTCTTGCCGATTCCAAATATTCCTTGAGAGCTTTTTCTTTTTTTCTACTCTCATTTTTAATATCTTGAATATTTTTCGCTTTATTATGTTCCAAAATTTCAAGAGATTTCTTTACAGCATTTCTCTTTACTCTTTTTATTTCTTCAAGAATTTCTTGTTTTTTATCTTCGATAATTTCAGAATTATCAAAATTTTCTTCGATAAGCTCTTTGACATCTAAATCTTCATCTTCTTCATTCTCAATATTTGATTCAAAGATTTCAACTGGTTCGCTTTCTGAATTAAAATAAATTTCTTGTTTCCCTTTCAGAAGTAAGAAAGGATATTGTGCTTTTTCGTTTCCTTCCTCTACAAGAATAGATACGATTGGATTTCCGTTTTCTTCGGAAATCTTTTCAGCCACATATTTATTTTCGTTTATCTGCACCTCAAAAACACCGAAAAAGACTTCTTGAAAATCTTTAACTTGAAGGATGTTCAGAGGAGAGTTAGACGAGGTAATTTTTACCTCTTCGCTAAACAGTCTCATCTTTTATATTTAGTCAAATGATTATTATGTCAATTATAATTATTAAAAAACTGAAAAACCAACAGGATCGAAATCTCCGTAACCACCTTCGATTAAGAACTGTTCCAATTCTTTCTTTTCTGCGACACCTTCTGACAAAATGGAATCACCATTGATAGAACCACCACCAGGTAAATTCACACCATTAATTTTAGTGAGAATCCTTCCCCACATGACTTTACACAAAGCAGTGGAGTATTCCAATACCCATTTTTCTTTTACCAAATCTCGAAGCGGTTTTTCCACATAACATTCCAATAAACCATAGAATGTGGTGTTTTTCGGCTGTGGTATCAAGCGTAAATATTGTGTTCTAGGATCGAAATGAATATCTCTTCTTGTGGCAAACATTTTTTCTCTGGTATCGATCCAATCTTTGACAGTATGCCAAGAAAGAATATCGAAACCATAATTCCCAAGAGAATATGCGTGATATGATTGTTGTGCCATAGTTTGCTCCACGGAGAACAATGTATTCACACCAGTCGTAGAACCTTCTTCAAACGATACGACATCAACAACTTTTCGATAATCCATGATGTCATAATCGAACATATTGTTGTATGTGCGAACATCTGCTTGTGGTTCACATTGAATAGTGAAAGGTTTTTGATAAGATTGTTGAAACAAGGAACTTAAAGAAGGATTGAATCCAACGAATAAGTCATAGGTAGCTTTATCAATAATTTGCATGGATGTAATACCATCGGATGGAACTACAGCACTCAAAGACGATGAAGAAGCAAAATAAGAATTTGGTATGGTAGACAAGGAAACATACAACACATCAGGAATTTTCACTTCATAATCAGGATTAGGTCCGAGTTTCTTATCATTTAATTTTTCCGATGGTGTGTATCCAGAATTTGCCACGGTGAAGAGAGTGTCCAATCTGATTCCTTTACCACTTTCATACAAGTTACTATCAAAAATTATATATTCTTTTGAATATCCAGCGTATTTCGTATAAAAATCTGTTGCCATTGAAATCGCTTCATGAAGTTGGTCATAATGCAATTCAACATTGATCATCGGATGTCCTAATAATCTCAAGATTCTTTCTCCCAAACGTTGATAACACTCGATCTTTGAATTAAGATTAGTGGACATGAAAGCTGAAATCGGTTCTATTTGACAGAGACTCATATTATTATTTAATAAGCTAAATAATATTATGTCATTTGAATCCAATAATGGTTCTATTTATTATCAACTTTCTTGCGGTGTCCCCACTGTTTCAGGGTGGAACGCTAATACTAATGATGGTTCCAAATATTATTACCTATCTTCCAACGATTTCATACTTTGGGGTCAAAGCACTGTTTTCACTCATCCATCAGCTAATAATGGTAGTCAATATTATTTTTATGTGTGTAATAAATCGACTGATACTGGTTGGTCTGCATTGTCTAACAATGGGACTAAATTTTATTATAATTCAGCATTTAATTGTGTCAGCTTTTGCGAATAAATAATATCATGGATTTATGGATTTTCCTAATGCAGAACGCGCAAACTATTTCAATTGTTATTGGATTGGTAAGCACCTTTTTGGTTTTTTTCAAAAAAATTAAAAAATTTATTATTAAAAAATATGAACAACATAAAATTTATAGTAAATCTAAACATGAAATACCAGAAATTTTACAAGAAATTAAATTAGGAATCGGTAATTTAGATACTCGAATGAAGAATGTTGAATATGAAATCTCCCCTAATGGTGGTGGTTCCATGAAAGATTCTCTGAAAATTATCAAAGCAGAAATAGAAGCAATGTTTTGGTTGAACCCAAAACCATCTTTCCGAACTACTTCCAAAGCAATGAATATTCAAGTTAATGAAGCATATTGTCATTTGTGTGCGACATCATCGGAAGAATTACTTCGTTTGAATTGGAAAAATTTCATAGAAGATGAAAGTCAATTGGACGATTACATGCGTAGATGGGAAGAATCTACCGATGCCTTTTCACAATTTGCTGGTAAATTAAAATTTAAAAATTCTCGTGGAGAATCTATGGGGGAATGGCTAGTAAAAGTTCGCCCTCTCGGATCAATAGAAGAAGGACGGGATTATTTGTGGAACGGTTCAATTTATCCGTTTGATCAGAAATCAAAAGAATGTGCTAGGAATTTTAATATTCCTCTGAATTAAACTGGTGGTGCTTCTTCTGCTGGAGGTGCTTCTTCTGCTGGAGGTGCTTCTCCACCGCCCAAATCAGCTTCTTCGCCACCTCCTATAGCGGCTCCACCACCTCCGAAGTCTGGAGGCATACCGCCTCCACCGCCTCCACCGCCACCTAAGTCGCCGCCTTCTCCTCCCGCAGCACCTTCAGCTTGTTGCGCTGCAAGTTCTTTCCAGTTAGGCCCGTTAGCTTTAATTTGTTCAATTTCGTATAGGAACTCTGCTTCGTTTCTCAAGAAGTGACGATTAGCAAGAATATCTGAATCTTTCCAATCCAAATATTTTTTCATGGCAAAGGTTTTGGAAACGAATTCACTGTTTGTAATACTGGTAAAGGTGTTAATTTTTAGTTCAAGCTTTTGACTTTCTCTCATGTCATAGAAATTCGTCGGAACATTAAATTCCACTTGAATATTATC